ACTGTAAGTGTAAAGTTTAGAACCGTTCAGGATATCAAAGATACCTTATCAAAAGCCTCGTTTAAATCAAAGTCTCATAAAAGACAATCACAAATAATTAACCTCATACACCAGAGGGCAAGGGCGGCATATCAAAATGCGAAAGATCCAAAAGTTAAGAAAAGACTTAAAAAAGCATTTGATTACGCAACTGAAAGAAAAGAAGCGTCAAAGCGAAAAACAAAAAGAATGCAAAAGGAACAAAACGAGCCGTTTCAAAAAGCAGTTAAGAAAAACCATAAGAAGATGAAAATCCGCCTTATCGGTTTAGGTAGAGGCAAGAATACGCCTGGAATCACCAAACCTTCCTACAAAAGATCAAAATCAGCCCCACCAGGGTTTGGCGGTAGCTTGGAGGAAGCCGCCGAAGAAAAGTAAAAAAATGTCCTGCAGTTTTAAACCTGGGGATCTTGTAAGATTCGATTTATTACATAGTATAGGTGTTGTCGTCAAAACTCACGAAATACCAGAGTTTGCTCGTGATGATGACAGAGACGACGAAAGAATATATGATGTTTTAGTCTATTGGGCCGATGGCGAAGCTTTTTGGTGTTTAGAATTTACATTAGAGCACGTTTTGTAATAAAATATACTAATTATGATAATCTGCTCTTAAAAGGAGAATTCTTAATGGAAACAAAATTGATAATGGAAAACTGGAAGAAATTTAATGAAAATCCTTTCCAGCTTATGCTTGAACAATACGACAGAAAAGTAATAAACGAAACTCAACTTTATGAAAGATGGGAAAGACAAACTATCAGAGAGTTCAATCTAATACAAAAAGAATTATTAGAAGAAGGGCTGCTCGACACTTTAAAAGCTGCGGGTCAGAAAGTTGGTGATTTTCTTAAAGGAGTTTCAGAAAAAGTATCAGATTTTGTTTTAAAAAAATCAATTCAAATTGTTGAAATGGCAAAGAAAGCCACATTTGCCGCACTTCGTGCCGCAAAAAAGCTTTATGATATAGTCGCAGATTTTTGTTCTGACAGACCTTTATTTTGTAAAATAGTAGGAATGGCGTTACTGGTTATTATAGTCTATTTAATCGCCGCGATTATTTACTCTCCAAGCGCGCAAGCGAAATTAACTCAGGGCGGCAAACCAATAGACTCCGCTAAATTTAATTTTATCAAAGGCGTCACAAACGATCTTGTAAGCGATAAAACATCTAAAGCATCTAAAAATATTGATTTATTTGCTAAAGCTCTTAAGGAGCTACAACAACTTCAAGATTCACCTAAAGATTTTCCCGTTGAGAAGTTAGAGGGGCTATCCAAACAAGTTGCCGAATTCGGTTCATCAGCATTTGACGATCTACTTGCAACCGCAAAAGACAAATCTTTACAGTTTAATGATAGAAAAGACGCGTTTGATCTTCTTGACACAATGATTGACCTTGGGAAAAGAACCAGAGCAGTCTACGAGGAGGTGTATATTAAAACACGAAATGAATTTGGTTCTAGCACTTTTACCAAAACTAAAGCCGCAATAGATACATTAAAACAGGTGCCAAAATAAACTATGAAAAACCTTTTTGAAAATTTTAAATATTTCCTCACCGAACAAAAATCTGTGTATGAGGCCGAGCTTCTTGTAAAAGCTGAGTCAGCTACTAAGTTATATGGTCGTGTTTTCGAAGCCATTCGAGGAATTGAAGGTGTGACCGTCATTCGTGCTGGTGAAGGTGGTATTCAGCGCGATCCACAAAATAATAAATTAATGAACCTTTACATCCGTTTTTATGTTGAACCAGGGAAAGCACTAACATATCTTCAGCTAGTTTCACAAAAAATCGGAACTATGAAAGACGCAGACGGCGACCGTATTATATCAACTCGCATCACAAAACTACCAGAAAAACAAGATAAACAGTACACTTAAACCCTTAAACATATATTTATTATATGAAGATGAAGATATTTCTTCTTATTAGTACAATATTGTTATCCTCCTGTTCCGTTAAAAAAGAACCAGTCGCTGCTAGTCCTGTGCCAGCAGTTCCCGATGTTAAAGATGTTATTGATGATGTAGTTGAAGAGGACACGTATTCTATATGGCAAGATCCGTGTGTAAAATGCGACTGGTACTTTTGTGAAGATTTAAGTGAGGTTTGGCGAAAACAAATTTGTGTCAATAAATGCGAAGAGCCAAACACAATAGTTTTTCAAGGTGAGTGTGAACAGCAACTTGAATGTAATCCAACCCAATATTTAATTGAAAAAGATGCTCCGTGTTTAAATGAAGAAGGCGAACCTGGAATACAAGATAAAGTTTGCGTTAAGGGTCTAATACAATATACTGAATGTATTGTCAACTGTACAGAAGAGGTCTGTAATGGCATCGACGACGATTGCGATGGTGAAATTGATGAAGGACAATTAAATAATTGTGGTTTGTGTGGTCCTGTACCGGCAGAGGTTTGCGATAATATAGATAATGATTGCGATGGCTTGACAGATGAAGATCTTGTTCAAGCATGTTCAACTGCTTGTGAGGACGACTTAGAATACTGTATACAAGGCCAGTGGTTTTGTACTGCGAAACAACCTTTTGATGAGATTTGTGATGGTCTTGACAATGACTGTGACGGTGAGATTGATGAAGATATAGAATGCTTTTGTACTGAAAAAGATGTTGGAATATTAGCGCCTTGTGGTGAATCTCCATTGGTTTGTGGTGAAGGCTATAAAACTTGTGAATGTGAAGATCAAACTTGCACAAGTTTTAAGATGAGTGAATGCCTTGCCACTTGCCACTGGTTTCCAGAGCTAACGCTACCAGGCACAAAATGCGATCCATATCTCGGAACCGTAGCACCAGAAGATTGTAATAATCACGATGATAATTGTAATCAATTAGTTGATGAGGATTTATTTTCTATATGTTATAGCGGACCTCCTGAAACTCTTGGTGTAGGCATTTGTAAACCTGGAAATTTTTATTGTAACCAGGGTGTGTGGGGCAGCGATTTTGAGAATGGCACGTTCGTTGCCGAGTTATGTATGGATGAAGTTATTCCTATGGATGAGGACATATGTAATGGTGAAGATACGAACTGCGATGGTATAACAGAAAAGGAACTTGAACCCACCGATGTTCTTCTTATTGTTGATATGTCTGGCTCTATGCTTAATGATATTAACGCTGTACTCTCAGCACTAAGTCAGTTTGCTGTACATTATAGTGATTCTGAGATTATAAAATGGGGTCTAGTACTAATCGCTGTTGATGAATACGATGCTGGGTTAACTAAAAATGTTGAAAAGTTAAAAATAGAAATCAATCTGACTGATTTTCAGAGTTTTATGGCCTCATTTTCAAACATTGATACAACGCAGATGGACGGTGGAGACGAGCAAAGTTTAGATGCCATTTATCTGTCTCTCCAGAGTTTAATCGGTAACGGAACATTTGATGTTAACTCTGCCGCATGGTTTGAAGGCTGGGGAGGTACTAATCTTTCAGAACCCGAAAAAGAAAACTGGAATATAGAGTGGAGAGAAAACACCAAAAGAGTAATAGTGCTTTTTACAGATGAAGAACCTCAAAGCTACTTGGTTCCAAAGATAACACAAAGCGATGTTATATCTTCTATGGAGGCGGCACCTGAATTTAGTTTTTATGTTTTCAGTGCTGGTTTTGGAAACGCTTACTGGAATAATATTGTTGACTCACTTCCAAAAGCAAAGCAGTTTGATTTAGTACCTACTGCCGAACAAATGTATTCTAACCTTCTAGATATTCTCGATGAAACTGCCTGCGACGAAAACTAACTCTTTAACTATTTATTCCCTTATGTTATAATAAAACCTCATTTGGAGGGTTTTATGATTTCAGATATTGTTGTAGATTTACAATATGGTGATTGTGGAAAAGGCAAAGTCACACACCATTTGTGTAAAACAGGAGAATATACACATGTTATCAGATATAATGGCGGTTGTAACGCCGGCCACACTATCTTTCATAAAGGGAAAAAATTTATTACTCATCACATACCTGCCGGTGTATTTTTTAACATTCGGTCCATTATTGGTCCGGGGTGTGTTGTTAACGTGGAACAGTTTTTTAAGGAAATTAAAGAATTAAAAGAAGGCGGTATTAACACAGATGGTCTTGTATTTATCGCTAAAAATGCTCACATTATTACGCAAAACCATATTGAAGAGGAAGCAAGAGAAACAAAGATAGGTACAACTAAACGTGGTAATGGTCCCGCTTATCGCGACAAATTTGCTAGGACTGGTGTACGAGCTGAAGATGTTCCTGAACTTCGTCCTTATCTAATGGACTTGTATGAAGAGCTTCATGAAAGATCTGGTAATCCAATTATTCTTTTTGAGGGCGCCCAAGGGTTTGGTCTAGATATCGATTGGGGCTCTTATCCCTATGTTACATCCTCAAATTGTATTTCGGCTGCGGCTTTAATGAACGGAGTTCCACCGCAAACAGTTAGAAGTGTCTATGGAGTAGCTAAATCTTATGAAACTTATGTTGGGTCTAAGAAATTTCAACCCGCAGGTGATGTGTTCAATAAAATACAAGAAGAAGGTCAAGAATATGGCGCAACAACTGGTAGAGTTAGACAAGTAAATTGGATGAATTTAAACTTTCTTCAAAAAGCGATTAATATTAACGGAGCAACACATGTTGTTTTTAATAAAATGGATGTTTTAGAAAATGTCGGCCAATTTGCTGTTAATGAAAATAGCACTCTCAAACGTTTTATTGATAGTAAACATATGGAAGAGTATATTAGACGAAAGTTGGACAATGTACCTTTTATTAAGTCTATTATTTTTTCTCGGTCCCCTCATGAGATCTAAAATGCATTCGTACTAATTAAAATATGAACAATATAAAAACTTATGCTAATGATTTATTAGAGTTTTTTCATCAGCGATATAAACTTCAAAACAAACCCGCCATTATTTTCGCTCAAGACAAAGAAAACAGCATGAAGCCCTTTGGCAAAACTGCTCATTACGATCCAGCAGAGCAATCTATAACAGTTTACACAACTGGTAGACACATGAAAGATTGCTTGCGTTCTCTTGCTCATGAGTTAGTTCATCATTTACAGAATGAAAGAGGGGATTTAATGAGTATGGGGCCTACTGGTCCAGGTTATGCTCAAAAAGATCCACACATGAGAGAAATGGAGCGAGAGGCATATGAAAAAGGTAATATGGCTTTTCGTGATTTTGAAGATAGTAGAAAGAAACAACTTGAAGAAACTAATTATAAAGATAAAGACACTAAAGGAGAACAGAAAATGTCTTACAAAAACTGGAGAAGTAAAGAATTTGGCGAGATGCTCATGGATAAATGGGGATATAAGCCAAAAGAAAAATCATTCTTAAGCGAAGGAATGGGAACTTACGATCTGTCTAACGCTGATTACAAAACTGCTCAACTAGAAGAAGCACCAGAAGAACTCGATGAAGAAGAGAAAGAAGATGCTTTAGCAGAAGCTCATCCAATGTCAGCAGAAGCAAAAGAAGCAGTTCTTGAAGACTTAGACGAGTCCGCACTTCGTGATGCTGTCCGTGATATTCTTGCTGAAATGTCCAAGGACAACTAATGAAAGTTGATTTAAGAAAAATGACCAGGGACTTTTTGATAGGAGAAGTTAAAAGTAATCCTACTGCTCGTGCTTATGTCGAGTCTGTTCTTCGTATCTTAGACGAAGTGCGACCAAAAAGTCAAAGGGAAAGTAGACAACTATCAGTTGCTCGTCAAAACTTACTTGAAATAAAAAGAGTTGTTAGAACTCTCGAAAATAAAATTTCACTTCTAGAAGAGCAAGTTCGCGTGTTGGAGGAAGGCAAAGAATGAAGATAACAAAGTCAACTTTAAAAAAAATAATCAAAGAAGTTCTTGAAGAAGGCAAAGAAGAGCACATAATGGGTATCTCAAAAAAGATCGAAAGATTGCGTGGAGCCGTTAAAGCTGCGCGCAAAATTATTGATGATGAAGAGTCAAGAGCGCAAGATGATTATGACTTAATGGATATCAGAAGCTCAAATTATTATTTTGACAAACAAACAGAGATTTTTAATTTAGAAGATAAAATAACTCTATTACTTAAACAATTAAACCAGCTAAAACAAGATCAACCCGGTCAATTAGAAAGACCAACCGAGTAGGAGAAACTAAATGGGCGGCGTAGCAGGACACTTATCACATCTTTACGATAATCGTAATCTCACTTTTAACGAAATGGCCGACATCCTACAAAAAGCCGCTAAAGGCGAACTTGTAGGAACAGAAAAGACTGACGGCTATAATATATTTCTTGGTTATGTCGACGGCAAGCCTCGTGCGGCAAGAAATAAAGGTGATATGTCTCGTGGTGGGATGACTTTTGAAGATCTTATTAATCGTGAATTTCGTGGTGGTGAAAGTGCGAGAAAGGCATATGTTACTGCTTTTAATGCGTATGTAAAGGCCGTTGAGTCACTTTCAGACAGTGAAAAAGCTAAAATATTTGGCCCGAATGGTGAAATATTCTATAATACTGAGATTCAAGGCCCAATTGCTCCAAATGTTGTTAACTATGACGAAAATGTCGTGAACATTCATAGAATGGGGCATAAAAAATATAATAAAGAGGATAACTCTTTAGAGGTTGTAGCGAACGAAAAAGAATCTAACTTTCTTGACAGTGTAATTGATAAATTTGAAGAGGCCACAGCGGATCAAGACTTTTCTGTGCGCAGGACTGCTTTTTTAACTCTTAATAAAATAACAGATGAGGGATTCATAGAAGATACCTTAAATAAGATTAGAAAAACTGGATATTCGGGCGACATGTCCATTCAAGATTACCTTCAAGATAAATTAACTCCCTATACTACAAAAAGTTTCCCAGAATTGGACAATGAAAGGGTTGAATCTCTTGTTAGAAGAATGTTGGGCGATAAATCGGCACCAACCACCTCACAAATAACAAGAGGTATGAGTAAAGAGGTTAAAGATAAAGTTTCTGCTTTTAATAAAAACTCAAAATTTTTAATTGCCAAACTAGTTCAGCCGATTGAAATGGCCATCCATGATTTTGCTGTAGAGCTTCTCCGCGGTTTAAAAAGCGCTTATGTTTTGGATAATGAAGCAGAGGTAGAAAGACTTAAAAAAGAAACTGAACAAGCGATACGGGCTATACAAACTTACGATGGGCCAGAAAAAGAAGCAGCACAAGATATTTTAGTTCGACAACTAAACAAAATAAAGCATCATGACAACATTGACACAGTTGTTGAAGGGTTTGTATTCCAACACAATGGTCAAATGTATAAGTTTACAGGAAACTTTGCTCCAATGAACCAACTTTTGGGGTTATTTAAGTACGGAAGGGGCAAAATCCCACAGATGGTAAAGGAATTGCTTCGAGAGCAGAATAAGGGCGAAACTGTTGCTATTTTACCAGGAAAGTTTAAACCTGCTCACAGAGGCCATCTAGACATGATCAAGCACTACTCTAAAATTGCTGATAGAGTGGTTGTTTTGGTTAGTCCAAAAGAGAGAGATGGGGTTACAGCCAAAACTGCTGAAGTAATTTTGAATCTTTATTTAGATGACGCTAACCTTACTAACGTTGATGTTGAAATTCCAGAGGCTCCCTCACCCGTAGGTGCCGCGATGAACTATGGAAAAAGACCGGAGATGAAAGGTACAAAAATTATTCTTGGTGCTTCAACAAAAGATGGCGATGCTGCCGAACGTTTCGCTGGTAACGTTCAAAAGTATGCTGAAGAAGCAGAAGTTCTAAATCCTCTCGACTATGCTTTCAAACCTGTTGGTGAAGTTTTACATGCTAGTAAATTTAGACAAGCCATTGCAGATGGCAGTGATATTGATAAATATTTACCAGATACATCAAAAGATAGAGTAGACTACATAGTAGATATGGTAAAGAAGGAACTTACGCTAAAACCAAAAACAACCCAAAAGGAGGCAAACGACCCATTCTTGGGTATCTTTCGTGGGTTAGTAGAAGAAGTTCTTCTTGAAGAGGGTTTTTACGACGATATAAGAAAAAAATATTTTAAAAAGACCCCAAAAGCAGTTGAGAAGGCAATCAAAGTTCTAAAAAGCGGTAAATATAAAGCTGGACCAATGGGTGACAAAGAAATTATTCCTGGTGGTGAAGTAGCAAAACAAATGTTAGCTAATCCAGTTTCTCTTATTCCCAACTTAGGAGGTCTTATTCACCATTATCACGAGAGTGACCCAGATTATGATGTTCGTCACGAACTTGAACATATGACTAATAGAATTATTGGACACCCAGACACTGCGCACCTGCAGAATGCCCAGTACATCGACACCCCCACTGGTCGCAAACAGCCGGGGGTGGTAAAATATATGGAAATGCGAGATACCTTTATCAACAATAGAATTAAGGCAATGTTTGACAAAGAAATCAAAAAAACAAAGCCAAAAACATTTCAACAACTTTATTCTATGATAAAGTTCCCTCAAGTACCAGTGGCTTCTTTTATGAAGTCATTCAGAAAAAGACACCCTGGCTACGCTGAAGACTTTCCAGAATACACTCAAAGACAATCAGAAGGATTAGTTAAGGCTAATGGTAAACAACTTCAAAACAGAGAAGCGCTGCTTAATAAACTTAACAAAGATCTGGGTGTTCCTATTCCTCTTGAATATATAAAAACTGGGGATGAAGAAAATTTAACTAAAGATGCTATTGAAAAATTTGTAGGAAGCGTAGCTGTTTCCTCTACTGGTGGACAAGGGGCCGTCAGTTTAACTGAAGAAGAAATAGAAGAAATATCTTCAATGGCCGGCGGATCTGTCGAAGGATATGCTCTGCCTCTCGGTGCTAAACCAAGAAAACGTAAAAAAGTTTCTGAAAAAGAAGTTAATGAGGCGTTAAACTATTTATTACAGAAACTTGGAGAGTAAATTAATGATTGATCGCGATGAATTTTTAAAAGAGCTAAAAGAAGAACAACGTTTTCGAAAAGTAATTCGTGGCCTTCTAGAGAATTATCTTGCTGAAAAGAAAGAAAAAGTAATGCTTGAAGAAAATAGACTTCGAAGTGTTATTCGATCTCTCATTAAAGAAGTCAGTGCTGATGTTCCTGATGAGCAGCCTCAAAGAGCAACGGGGATCAACGTTCTTGAAGATACTTTAAAAGTTGTCATTCCTATTGTTGAAGATGCTTATAAAGCGCTTACTACTTCTAAAGAACAAAGAGATTCTTTCAGAGCCCACATATTAAACGCAGTACAGAATTCTTTAGCACCAGTAGATCTTACAGCAGGGGTCGAAGGAAGTCAAGAAGAAAATGAACTTGAAGAAGAAATTTCTTTGGATATCGATGTAGAAGATAAATTTATTCCAGTTCGTGATCAAGACATGCCAACTGAACCAGAAGAAGTCGAAGAACCTAAAACTTTTCAAGATTTAGAGGGTATGAATGTTACTGGTAGAAATTTCGCTTCCACTACATTTAATAAAGTGGAAAATCAAATTCAAGATGCCTATGAATCACTAGCTGATGATGAAGACAGAAAATTGTATAAAGAATATATGTTAACCAATCTTAAACTTTACTTTGATAGATTTGAAGAAGAGCTTCAACCTACCTTACCAGAACCAGAATCACCAGACTATAATAAATAATATTAATTAAACTATATCATTATTTCTATTATTATTTAATATATGTCATGGAAAAATAAAAAAAAGAAAAATACTGTTACAAAATATTCAAAATATAGTATAATAAACAAACTAAAATCTGAAAAGAAAATTACTGATAATACTTTAAATAATATTAATAATATATCTTTAGAAGATTTAATAGCTGTTAAATTAGAATTATCTACCAGGTATCTTTGTGGTAAATTCTATGGTATACCTATCTGGAGACTAACCAGACATGCAGTAACAGATGCATTACTAAAAACAGCTTTAAGTATTGCAAGAACAAAAAAAGAAGCCGCAAGATTTTTAGGGGTTGACTATATGGAATTTAATCGCTATATTAAAAAATACAATACAATTTCATTTTTTGAAGAAGAAGAAAAAGAGGTTTTATGAATAATAAATTATTTAATGCAGCCAAATTAAAATATGAAGCCCAAGCAGAAGAAGCAAGAGCAATGTTAGATATGTTATTTACCAAAACTGTCATGGTTGGAGAACATACCGATATCTTAAAAGAAGTTGATAAATGGACTACAATATTAGCAGAGGCATTAGATTGTGCTGATGCATTAGATGATTTTGCAATACATCGAAGAGAAGAGGGGTCAGAAACCCCTTAAAGGGGTTTTTAAAATGTCTACAACAAGATTTACTTTAGATGGGAATGGAAAAAGAGCTTACATTGGCTCCCCAGTTTACTATAAAAATAAAGTTTGGTTGTTAGAAGATATTCAATATCTCCGTTGGAATTCAGAACAATATCTAACTTTACAAGATCCGAAAAATAAAAATAAAAAAGTTGAGTTTGTTAAAGCAAGTTTGATATCGGCAGTAGATTAATGGCATCTAAATATGGAAAAAAAAGAAATTCAATTCGTTCATATGAGCAAGAGCACTGGTATGTTACTAATATTGACCACATAAGTTTAAAGGTTCAACTAGTAACAGGTAGACTGCTAATAACAGTTACACACGACAGAAATAACTATGAATTCACTCTACCAGATACAAGAACATCAATAGCTAACAATAGACAACAAATTGATAATAAAGTTAATTTCTATTTAGATACATTTTTTCAAATGGATGAATTCACTTTTATGCAAGCACACACAGATGAAGAAAATTATACAGATTATATGAATTTATATACAGACCTAATCTGGGTTAAGAACAAACTAGGTCTGACTATTTGGAGCAGAAAAAGACCGACTTATCGATATTAATATTTAAGACACTTACTCGGTGCAACACAAGCCCATTCAGCTAATATTACTTCGGAAAGACCGCCTCTAATAAAATTCATTAATTTTTCATAAGGTGAAGAAATAGCAATATTTCTAAACTTTACCAAAACAGAGTGAACCATTCCTACTAACTCACCTTTAGAATTTAATATCATAGATCCAGAAGATCCAAAAGTAGCAGCTAAAGAATAGACGTCTTGCCCACTTTCCTCACCAGCATACCTACCTTCGAAGACTGGAACCATATCATAATCAAACATGCCCAAAGGAGCCGCTATATTGTAGACTTTTTCACCTCTTTTTGGAGGCTTTTCTGCTAAAGGTATAACCTCTACCCCTTCAGTTAAACCCTCGGCAAAAAGCAAACAAGCGTCAATTGACTGATCTTTTTTTAGAACAATCGCATCATATTTTTTTAATGATAATGTTGAAACTCTCATATGAATAGTTTGTTCAACCGATTCTAATAAACCTCTTTCACCATCACAAACGTGTGCGGCGGTAACTATATAGGCGCCTTTGTCGGATAGTCTAACAACGTAACCAGATCCTGAAGATCGTAAATCCATTGTGGCACAATTGTCTTTACCAAAGCATCTTTTCAACTGAACTGTTTTGCTAATAAACGCAAATCCTTCTCTTGGAAAATCATTTTTTACACTTGAATTCATTGTGCCGCAAGAGAAAGTAAACAGCATAACGAATGCGAGGGTACCAACCATAACCCTACTCATTTTTTTATCCTCCGATGTCTCTGAGATTTTTACTCCCATATAAATAAATAAGTATGCCGTGTTGCTTTTTCCTTTTTTATAAACAAAAAGACTATTTATAATGATTGCTTCTTTGTACTAAATTAACTCAAAATGAGTGCTTTAGCGAGAAAGATCAAGTGTTTAACAAAGTGAGTTAACATGGCTAAAAAAATTTATATTCTTGATACAAGTGTCTGCTTAACAGATGCAAATTGTATTCGATCTTATGGTAATAACGATATTGTTCTTCCCTTAAAAGTTCTTGAAGAAATAGACAACAATAAAAAAAGACAAGATGGCGCAGGAACAAATGCAAGAATGATCATTCGTGATCTAGATGCGCTTCGTGAAAAAGGTAGTTTGTCCAAAGGTGTTAGAATTGACAAAGGGAAGGGTCTAATATGCGTGAAGATGGTTAAAAAACAAGGTGTACCAGATGATTTAGATTTATCTGTTCCTGACAATGAGATCATTAGCGTTGCGTTAAACCAAAAAAATGAAAACCCAAAAAGAAAAGTAATCGTGGTCACACGAGACATTAACATGCGTGTTAAATGCGATTCTTTGGGTCTTCCGACTGAGGATTACAATTCAGATCAAGTTATAAAAGATACAGATAATATATACACTGGCTTTGTCGAACATTTAGTTGATGAACCTGTTTTGGACAGGTTTTATAATGGAGAAGAAGTTTATATTGAAGAAGAAGAGTTAGAGTTAAATCCAAATCAATTTTTAATGTTGATATCAAATCAAAATGAAAAAAAGACTGCTCTAGGAAAGTTTGAATCTTATGAGAAACCCCTGAAGTTGCTCAATCCCGGCAATAAAAAAAGACTTTGGGGTTTGAAATCTAGAAATAAAGAGCAGATATTTGCTATGGATTTATTGGAAGATAAAAAAATAAATGTTGTTACGTTAGTGGGCAAGGCTGGTTGCGGCAAAACCTTAATGGCAATCGCAGCCGGTCTTAGCCAAGTCGTAGAAAAAGAAACATATAGTCGTCTCGTAGTCTCTAGACCAATACAACCCATGGGTAGAGACATTGGATTTTTGCCGGGAACAATGGAAGAAAAAATGTCTCCCTGGGTCGCTCCAATTAGAGATAATCTAGAGTACCTAATGGCTAATGATAAAGCAACGTTAGAAACTTATATGGATAGAGGTAAGATAGAGGTAGAAGCACTAACTTATATAAGAGGTAGATCGATAGCTAATGCTTTTATCATCATAGATGAAGCACAAAATTTAACTGCCCATGAGCTTAAAACTATTTTGACTAGAGTTGGTGAAGGTACAAAAATTGTTTTAACTGGTGATATAGAGCAAATTGATAATGTTTATTTAGACGAAACCTCTAATGGGCTTACCCACGCGGTTGAAAAATTTAAAACTTTTGAAATTTCTGGGCATGTAACGCTTAGAAAGGGTGAACGTTCTAAAGTTGCAACAATAGCGTCTAAAATACTTTAAACTATCTAAAATATCTGATATATTTAATAAAAAGGAGAGCTTATGTCGGTAGAAGACGAAAACCCAGATCTACTCAAGCCAGTAGAGCCTGAAAATGAAATGAAATCTTGGCTTGTAAATTATGTTGGAGACAAGCTTCAGCCTGAAAATGACCAAGTTAATGTTGAAATGATCATTCAAGTAATGGCGCAGGAATTTCCAGAATTTCTTATGCCATTAGCTGAAGAGAATTTTATTCGAGGATATCGCCAAGCTTTAGCTGACGTAGATAGAGCAGAGATACCGAAGTGAAAGAATATATAATTGAAGGTATGAATAAATCTAAAAAAAAATTAAAACAGTATAACATTTACGGAAAACCTTTTATTTTTTTACAACAATTTGAAAATAAAATTAATTTAGATTTTATAAAAAACAAAATTGAAACACTCACACCAGAACATTTCTTTGACAATGTTGATGGATTTTTTGTAGGCTATGTGAAAGAATTTTTTAAAGATGGTCGTGAGTACAATGCTATGTTCAAAGATGGTGCAATATATTTATCACCAGAACAAGATAATGAAGCAGATTTATTAGATGATATACTTCACGAACTGGCTCACGCTATTGAAGAAAAAAATGAAGATGAAATATATGGTGACGGTCGTTTAGAGCGTGAGTTTTTAGCTAAAAGAAAATATTTATATTATCTTTTGGATGATGATAAATACGACATCGATGATTATGATAATCCAGATTATGATTACGATTTTGATCAACATTTATATCGTAATATCGGTTACGATAAATTAAGAGGGATGTCTGCTGAATTGTTTTATTCTCCTTACGCTATTACTGCTTTGAGAGAGTATTGGGCGAATGGTTTTGAAAACTATTTACTGAAAAGTAGAGGAAAATTAAAAGAAATTAGTCCGGTTCTTTACCAAAAAATAGATTCACTTTTTGATTTTAAGGAGAAAACATGAACATTATTTTAGAAGATAAGGATGATAAAGTGGTTTTAAAAGTTAAACTTAAATTTAGAGGAAAAAGAGGCAGCACTATGTTATTTACAAATAGTAATGCAATCGAGTGGATTAACAAAAATCACCCAAATGTAAACATAGGTGAAATATTATCTTCACCATCCAATGTTTTAAATAATATTGATAAATTCAGCGGTACTTGGGTTTTTGCGAAGAAAAATATAGATCTTGACATTTTAAAAGATAATGTTAAAATAGATAAAACAAAAATTGAAGCTGAGTCTCCTATAAAGGAGCAAAAAAAAGAAGCTTCGTTGCCCAATGGTTTAAAAAAGATGCCGAAAACAAAACCAAAAAGAAAAAGGGCAACCAGAAAGAAAAAAACAGAGGAATAAATGTCTCACATATCCTACTCAGAACTTAAAGAGTGGACCACTTGTGCTTGGAAGCATAAATTAAACTACATTGATAAAATTAAACAGTTTAAAGGCAATGAACACACTGCCTTTGGTTCGGCTCTCCATACAGTTTGTGAAGTCATAGTACAAGACTATGATGAAAATAAAAAGTCTAAAAATCTCGAACAACTTTTTGAAAAAGAGTTTTTGCAAAATTTGCAAAAAATAAAAAATTCTAGTGATAATATTGAGTTTTCCGCAGATCTTTTAAATTCTATGCGTGCTCAAGGAAAGCACATAATTCAATTTATTTTACCTGCTTTAAAAAAATATTTTGGTAAGTTTGAGATGATTTCAGTAGAAGAACAGCTTTACGAAAGTATTGATAATGAAAAAACAGACAAAAATTTTAAAGGTTTTGTTGATCTTGTGATTTACACACCAGATACTAAAAAATATCACATAATTGATTGGAAAACTTGCTCCTGGGGTTGGGATAGTCGGAAAAAAACTGATAAAATGATAACCTATCAGTTAAGTCTATACAAACACTTTTGGTCTAAAAAACATAATAGAAGTTATAAAGATGTAACTACTCATTTTGCTTTACTCAAGAGAACGGCAAATAAAAATAATGTAGAGATATTTAAAGTTTCTAACGGTGAAAAGAAAATAGGCAACGCCCTTAAACTATTAAATAAAGCCGTGTATAATATCAATAAATGCAATCACGTCAAAAACAGACTTTCTTGCTACGGTAAATATGGCGTGTGCGAATATTATAAAACAAAGCACTGTTCGTGAGGTTTAAATGGATAAAAAAATTAAGGTTTTCACTCTTAGTGACATGCCTCTTTCACCCTCTGGAGTTGGAACTCAAACGAGATATGTATGTGAAGCACTTCTAAAAACTGGTAAGTTTCAAATCCGCTCATTCGGTGGAGCTATCAAACACCCCAAATATGATCCAATTAAAACAGATCAATATGGCGAAGATTGGATTATGTTTCCTGTTGATGGGTATGGCTCCAAAGATCAAGTGAGGTCTTTGATTCGTCAAGAGAAACCAGATATTATGTGGTTTATGACTGATCCTCGCTTCTGGGGATGGCTGTGGGAAATGGAAAATGAAATTCGCCCTCTTATGCCTATGGTCTACTATCACGTTTGGGATAATTATCCTTACCCCACTTACAATAAAACATTTTATGAATCAAATGATTTCATTGCTACCATCTCAAAAGTAACAGATGACATTGTGAAAACTGTTGCCCCCGAGGTAAAATCACAATACATCCCTCATGCCGTCAACAATGAAATATTCAAACCATTAGAAAACAATGAAAATTTAACAGATGAGTATAAAAGATCTGTGTTTGGAGATTTTTATGATCCAGATAAATTTATTTTCTTTTGGAATAATAGAAACGCAAGAAGAAAACAGTCTGGCTCTTTAATTTTTTGGTTTAAAAAATTTCTTGATAAAGTTGGTCACGATAAAGCTAGTCTTGTGATGCACACTGAGGTAAAAGATCCAAATGGGCAAGATCTTCAGGCGATTATAGAGCATTTAAATCTTACTGACGGTCAAGTATTATTTAGTCAACAAAAAGTCAACTTAAAACAGTTATCTGTAATGTATAATATGGCAGATTGCACAATAAATGTTTCTGACGCAGAAGGCTTTGGACTAGCAACGCTTGAGTCTCTTTCTTGTGGTACGCCGATTATAGTTAACATGACTGGTGGGTTACAAGAACAAGTTTTAGATGGCGATAAAAAATTTGGTATACCAGTTTATCCAACCTCAAAAGCAATTATAGGATCTCAACAAATTCCGTGGATTTATGAAGATAGATTGAGCGAAGAAGTGGTTGTAGGTGCTATGGAAGAGATTTATAATATGACACAAGACGAGAGAAAACTAATGGGACAACTTGGTCGTGAACATGTTATGAAAAATTATAATTTTGATAATTTTAACAAAACTTGGGTTGATACCCTGATCAAAATTCATGAAGAAGAGGGATCTTGGGACACAAGAAATTATTCAAAACGTTGGCAAATTAAGGAGGTCGCCTAATGAAAGTCTTAGTAAGAGGACCGGCGCTCACTAGAACCGGATATGGCGAGCATTGTCGATTTGTTCTTCGAAGTCTTCGTGAATTAGAAGGAATTGATATATATCTATTTCCGGTTAATTGGGGTAATTCTGCATGGGTTTGGGAAGACAGTGAAGAACGCCAGTGGCTAGACGACTTAATTAAAAAAACAGCCATTTACACTGAACAAAGAGGACAATATGACGTATCTGTTCAAGTAACTATTCCAAACGAATGGCAGAAAATGGCTCCTATAAATATCGGAGTAACTGCCGGAATTGAAACAAATAAAGTGGCACCCCTATGGTTGCAGAAAGTCAACGAAATGGATAAAGTGATTACCATATCAGAACACTCAAAAAAAGGATTCATTGATACTTTTTATGAAGGAATTGATCGAGCAACCGGACAAAGAATGACTTTAACTTGCAATAAAGATATAGATATAGTTCATTATCCTGTTAAAACATACGATAAATTACCAGATTTAAACTTAGATTTGCCAACTAAGTTTAATTTTTTAACTGTTGCGCAATGGGGTCCGAGAAAGAATATAGGTGCGACTATATCTTGGTTTGTTGAAGAGTTTATCGATAATCCTGACGTTGGTTTGGTAGTTAAGACATTTCTTACCGGTGGAAATGCAATTGATAGAAAATTAATAACAAACGAGCTAGAAAAATTACTAAAAAAATATAAAAGCAGAAAATGTAAGGTTTATCTTTTGCATGGGGATTTAAGCGATGAAGAAATGCATTCTCTTTATTTAAATAAATCTATTCACGCTCTCATCAGTTTAACTCATGGAGAGGGGTTTGGATTACCATTGTTTGAGGCGGCTTATAGTGGACTACCAGTAATTGCCACCGATTGGTCAGGTCATTTAGACTTTTTGTATAAACCGATAAAAAATAAAAAAGGTAAACAAAAAAATAGACCACACTTTGCTCGTATAGAATGCGATGTAGATTCTGTACTTGAAGGCGCTGTCTGGGACGGAGTTATACAAAGAGATTCAATGTGGGCTTACCCGCGCCAAGGATCTTATAAAATGAAACTTCGCGAAGTCTATAAAGATTACAGTCGTTTTAAATCACAAGCTAAAAAACTTAAAACTTGGATATGCGATGAGTTTACTTTATCCAATCAAAACAAAAAATTTGCAGATATTGTAAAAGAAGTTATAGGTTATGAGGATGTTGCCGAAAACTTACAAGATTGGTTTGATGAATTAAATGTAGAAAATTATGAGTAATTTATTATTCATTGATGACTTTTTTCTTGATCAGGTTGTTGGTGGTGGAGAGTTAAATAACGCTGAATTGATTTTCAATCTAGTTAAAAATGGTTGGAATGTGTTAAAAAAACAAAGCCACTTGGTAGACAGTAAATCACTACACGAGGTTGATGCAATATTAGTATCAAATTTTTCTAATCTACAAAACAAAACGATAAATGACATATCAAATGGGAAAAAACCTTATATAATCTACGAGCATGATCATAAATATATTAGATCAAGAAATCCAGCAATATATAAAAATTTTATAGCTCCAAAAAGTGAAATAATAAATTTTGATTTTTATAAAAACGCAAACAATGTTTTTTGTCAAAGTGAATTTCATGAAAAAATAGTTAAAAAAAATTTAAATCTCGATAACATAAAAAATCTTAGCGGCAATTTATGGTCTGATGATCATTTAGAGTTATTTAAAAAATACTCTAGTATTGAAAAAAAAGATAAAGCTTCTATAATTTACGCGAGAGAGGCTCATAAAAATACTTTAGGCGCCGAGTATTTTTGTAAAAAAAATAATATAGCTTATGAAATAGTGAGCCCTGACGTGCCAAATCAATTTTATAAAAATTTATCAAAAAATAAACATTTAATTTTTTTCCCAAAAACACCAGAAACATTATCTAGAGTGGCTGTTGAATCAAGAATGATGAATATGTCTCTCAAAACTAACAATTTAGTTGGGGCAACAGGTGAGCCGTGGTTTAAAATGAAAGGAGAAGAATTGATAAATTACATTTATGAAAAAAAAGTAGATATATTACGGACGGTAGAAAATGCATTTTAAAATAATTGTGCCTTTTTATAATGTAGAAAAATGGATAAAGGTCTGCATTAGGAGTGTTATGGCACAAAGCTACAAAGATTTTCAATGTCTATTGATTGATGATGCTTCTAGTGACAATACAACTAATGTAGCCGAGAGAGAGATAAGAAATGATGACAGATTTATATTAATAAAAAATAAATCTAACGTTGGAGCTTTAGAAAATATATATAATGCCATAAAAAAATCTAATCCAAATGATGAAGATGTGATAGTTACCCTTGATGGTGACGATTGGTTTGCAAATAAAGAAGTCTTATCAACGTTAATTAAATACTATGAAGAAAAGCAATGCTGGCTTACTTACGGAAGCCATATATTATATCCATCTGGTAGAAAAAGTAAATTCTGTGAAAAACCAGTACCTAATAAAATAATCAAGAACAGATCTTATAGAACATCCCCTTGGATGACGTCTGCTTTAAGAACATTTAAATATAATCTATGGAAAAACATTAATATAGAAGATCTTAAAAACAAAGATGGTAAATTTTATGAAGCAGCATGGGACTTAGCTTTTATGTTTCCAATGCTCGAAATGGCAGGTGACAAAGTAGAATTTGTTAAAGAGATAGTTTATGTTTATAATCTACATGATAACAATGACCATGTAGTTCCTGAAAAACGTCAAAAACAATTGTCTTATGAGATGGACATAAGACAAAAGCCCAAATACCAAAGGATATATGGACTAAGTAGCAAGTATGATGATCGATTTGTTTTAGATGATGCCTCTGATCTTCTTACTGGTTTAAGATTTGATTTAACTGCAAAAACGTTATATGCTAGACACAGAGAAAAAAGCGTTTCAAATATTTTTGCAAAAAAGGTGTATGAGCATCATTTAGATGTATGGGGAGGCTTTACAGAAAAAAACCCACCTAAAAACAACCTAGAAGATTTTTATGAATCTTATCATGATGTACTGGATAATATTAAAAGTAATGGATTTGATGAAGAAAAGTCTTACATACCAGTTACTTCGGATAATAATCTTTTAAATGGTTCACATCGCACTGCAGCTTCAATAGTTTATGACAAGCCAGTAATATGTAAACAAAGTCCTGTGTCTGAAGGTCAGGTGGTATGTTCGGCAGATTATTTTTTAAATAAAAAAGATATTGTGTCGACTGGCTTAGACAGAGATATTGCTGATGCTATGTGTTTAGAATATATGCGACTAAAAAAGAATGTTTTTGTTGCTTCTCTTTATTCTCATTCACTTCCATATATTGATAAAGCATATGAAATATTTAGAAAACATAATATAAGTGTAGTTTATCATAAAGACATATCTTTAACAAAAAATGGTATGTTAAATTATGTTATTTCCTCATATTCTGAAGAAGAATGGCTCGGAAATGAAGCTAATGGATATCCTGGTGCTATCGATCAGGCAAGACTTAATTTCGCAAAAGGTTCCACAGTTAAGGTTTTATTGTTAGAATGCGAGAGTTTAGAACAGGTAGACAAAGCTAAAAACGAAATAAGAGAAGTTGTTGGCGTAGGAAAACCTAGTATGCACGCAACTGATACATATGAAGAAGCTTGGAGAAATGCAACCATAGTATTTCATAATCCAACTCTCAAATATATGAACGAATCAAAGGTTGGCTGCTTCAACAGAAAAAAAATAAAACAATTTATAAATGAGACTAAAAATGTTATAGCCAATAGTGATTTAGAATTAGAAGATTTTTGTGTAGGCGGGAGCGCCCCTCTTGCTCTTTACGGTATTAGGGACTGCCGAGATTTTGATCTGCTTCACTTAAAATCTAGAAACATTCCATTTACAGCCAATGTTGGATCACATGCAGATTACATAAAATATTACGTTGATAGCGCCGAAGAAATATTATATAATCCAGATAAGCACATATATGTACATGGAGTAAAATTTATTTCTTTGTCCGGTATGGTAAAGATGAAATCAACACGCGAGGAAGAAAAAGATATTAAAGATGTAGAAATGTCAAAAGGCTTTTTGGCACCAAACTTTAAAAATATTGTAATATTAGCGGGTGGACCACCAAAGCCAAACAGGAACCGACATTTAGAAATTTTTAAAAACAAGCCGTTAATAAATAACTTAATAGACGAATGTGATATTAAAAACACAAAAACGTATGTTGTCGCCAGCAGTGAAAATACTGACTTAATTTTACATATAGAACAAAACTATCCTGAAGTTAAAGTATTAAATCCAAAAAACGATAAAATTATCAGTACTTTTGAGGCTGCTCTTTCCGTTAATGGTGATTGTATTATGGTTGCTGGTGATCTGATAAACGTTAAAAAATTTGATTTAGAAAAATTTATTTTTTCTGATTTTAAATCTGCCACATGTCATTATCAACAGCCTTGGGGTAGCCCTATAGTTTCTAAAACAGGCAATTTACTTCGGAGATCCGATGTGGGTGATTGTATCATGATGATATCAGAAGATCACAAGAAGGAATATTTAAGCAAAAATAATTTAGCTCGGGCTAAAGAATTATTTTATCATTTTTATCCAACAGGAAACCAGTACGAGGATTGGAACGAATATTGGTATAACGATGCTGGTACTTTTACATCTTTTGCTTTCTTTGAAAAGCTGTGGCAATCATACGATTGTAACTATTTAAAAAAGAAAGGACTGATTTCTTTCCGTCATAGAATATATGAGGACAACGATTAAAGGAATTTTATCAAAGTGAGTAAAATAGCAAAAGATAATCTTGGATCGTATGATCCGTACCGAGCCAAAAAAATATACAAAAAAGACGAAAAAGCAATAAATAATAAAAATTGGATTAAATTAAACGAATACGTAATAGATTTTTTTTCTAAAAATAAATGCGAAAATGTTTTGGATGTTGGATGTGGTACTGGTAGATTTTTTAAATCTTTTGTTTGTAAAAATTTATTTGGAGTCGATTTAAGTGAGCACATGTTATCTTTTGCAGAAAAAACCGATAACAAATTAAAAGAAAAAAACCAACGACAATATGAAAATATAAAATTACTACATATGGATATAATTGATTTTTGTCAAGAAAAACAATATCAAAAAAAATTTGATTTTATATTTTCTGCACACACCCTATACACTGGGATGTCTTCTTTATGCATAAATGACGTAATTAGATCATTACCAAGAGTCGCCCGAGCAGGAGCAAAAATGGTTTTAGATGTAAATTATTGTACGAGAGATGAATCTACTAGTGGCTACAATAGCTTTGACCAAGAAACGTTTTTGCAAACTAACGAAATTTTAAAACAAATGACAAATTTAAGAAAATTTGAAATCCTTCAAGGAAAAGACGCCCTAGCTCAACCGGGCTTCAGAACTAATCCCGATTTGAAAACTCATGTTACTATAATTTGTGATATACTTTAACCTTGAGAATGGTGATATATGATACAATACAGCTGGTCAGAAGCTTTCGGAAAAAAAATTAAAAAGAGTTTTTTTTCTAAATCTGAAGTTGACAATATACTTTTAAATATAAAACAACTGGAAAAAGAAAAAGATAGAAAAAATTACATTTGGAAGTATTTTGAACAAGACAAAAAAACACTGAGCAGGATAGAGTATTTTGTAAACCATAGTTTATTCTTAAATGAATTAGCCAATAGTGATAAAATATTAAATGAAGTTAACGCTTTGATGGGCGAAAAATCTGTTCTTTTTAAAGATAAGATAAATTTTAAGTATCCAAATGGAGATGGATTTAAACCCCATCAGGATATTTCCGCTGGCTGGAATAAGTATTCTAGCAGGCACATAACATTTGCACTACCTTTAAGTGACACTACATTGGAAAACAGCTGTATGTTTTTCGGAGAAACACAAAATAAACAACTAACTGAAACGTTTCAAGATTTAGATGAAAATATATCTCTGGAGCCGATGCCTACTGAAAAAGGTGATGTAATATTTTTTGATAGTTATGTTCCTCATGCATCGTATAAAAACAATACTTCAGAGGCGAGGGTAGTTCTTTTTTTCACTTATACACCTATTTCTGACGGAAATAATTATGAGATATATCATGCGGATAAGTTTAAAAAAGTACCACCAGATATATGCAAAATAAAAGGAAAAAAGTATAAATCAGGAAATTCCAACTCAGAAGAAAAACAATTTTAAGGAAAATAAAATGAAAACCATTAAACAACTCTTAGAAAACAAAAACGAAGTTAATCTTGTTTGTGGAGCTAGCAATGCAATGATTGCCAAGTTAGCAGAAAATGCAGGGTTTGATGGAGTATGGTTGTCAAGCTTTGAAATGCACGCATGGAATCGCTTCCCGGATGCGTCAATTTTAAATGTAGCAGATTATGCTGACGCAATTAGCAAAATAGCAGATAGGATACAAGTTCCGATTCTTGTAGATGCTGATGAGGGTGGACCTAGTGCAATCAACACTATTAGAATGGCAAGAGAGTATTCTAAAGCTGGTGCATGGGGTATGTGTATAGAAGACAATCCTTCTCCCAAAAGATGTTCTTTTTATGGAATGAAAAAAGAACTAGAAAGGACATCAACTACGGTTGGCAAGATAAAAGCTGCTTTGGAAAAAAGTAACAAACCTGGATATGCTGTTGTAGCTAGAACAGAAGCACTTATTCAAGGTAGAGGTATTGATGTGGCAATGGAAAGAGCAAGAGCATACACTGATGCAGGTTGTGACGGTTTTCTTATTCACAATAAAAATAAAACCCCAGACGAGGTACAGCATTTTTGTGATGTTTATCATGCTGCTGGGCTAACCACGCCGCTTGTTGTTGTTCCAACCACATATAATACAATGACAACACAGCAAATGAAAGATAGTGGAGTTAGTTTAGCCATTTATGCAAACTATTCAGTCCGCGCCGCCGTAAAAGTTTTGGAAACTCTTTTTACGAAAATGATTGAGGGCGGAACACTATCTGCAGCTAATGATTTAGTGGTTCCGATGTCAAAAATATTTGATCTTATTGCCGTTGATGAAATGAAGGAAAACCAAGAAAAATATGGATCATGATCTTTTTACAAGACTAGAAACAGAGGGGTACAACTTTTTTACTGGAGTTCCAGATAGCGCTCTAAAGAGATTCCAAAATGATATTATTAAATCAAATTATGACAACATAATAGCAACTCATGAATCACAAGCTTTAGCCATCGCGTTTGGCGCAGAATTAGCTGGTAAAAAAAGCTGCGTATATTTACAAAACTCAGGCTTAGGCAATATAGTAAACCCTTTAACGAGTCTGTGTATTCCTTTTGATGTTAAGCCTCTTTTGGTTATAGGTCATAGGCATACACTACCACAGCATAAAGTAATGGGTGAGATTGATGAAGCTCTTTTAAAATTAATTGGATATACAAACTACATTTTAGTTAGAGGTGAAAACAATGTTAAATAGATCGCAAGCAATCAAAAACGTGTTTAAAAAATACGGAAATGAAGCAATCTATGTGACAAACACTGGGTTCTTATCTAGAGCTGTATACGATTTATATCCAAACAATAAAAATATATTATATATGCAGGGAAGCATGGGTTTATCACCAGCTATAGCACTTGGAATTGCAAAAAATACAACAAAACATGTTGTTGCATTTGTGGGCGATGGATCTTTACTTATGCACTTGGGAATAACTCATACAATTAGAGATGAAAACCTATCAAACTTACATGTTTATGTTATAGATAACAACTCCCATGAATCAGTAGGATCATACGAATGTGCAAAACTTGAAGACAGTTATCCTGGGATAGACGAGATCATAAAAACTTCAAAAGATGGTAAGTTGCCTCGCGTTGGTTTATCTTGCGATCAAAACATAAATCAAATAAAGGCACTGCTGAGTGAATAATCTTTTATTAAATCCTGGACCAACCAACACACTAAGTGAAGTCAAAGAGTCTCAAAGTCAACACTCAGATGTTTGTCACAGAACAGAAGATTTCATGTTTATTTTAAACGAGACAAAAAATCTTTTACTTAGTCGTTTCAGCGAAAAGGCTACTCTAAAAGATTGGAATGTTTCTATCTTCGGCGGCTCTGGAACTGCTGCGATGGAAGCCTTAATATCATCTTTACTGGACAATACTAATATTATAATATCTGGGAAATATGGTCTAAGAGCAAAAGAAATGATGGATTTTTATAGTATAGAATCTATATCTTCTATGGCACAAGACTCTAGTGATTTAGCCAAACTCAAGCTATCAATGATTAGTAATAAGTTATATTTTGTTGAAAATGAAACAACAACTGGTGAAAAGTTTTGTTTAGAAGATATTTGTCATTATTTTCCAAAAAAAAGGTTGTTTATTGACGCGACGTCTGCTTTCGGCGCAACTGATTATACAGAATATTTAGACAACATTGATGCAATATCTTTTTGCTCAAATAAATGTTTACAATCTACGCCGGGATTAGGTATTGTGATTTGGAAAAAAAGTCTAATTGTAAGGCAAAAAAACTATTATTTAAATTTAAAAAAGTATTCTTCAAATGACATTCCGTTTACACTTCCGGTGCAGTGTGTCGCGGCGCTGCGCACCGCATTAAAAAAATCAGCTGTTACCGAAGAACTAATGAATAAAAGAAGAGACAAAGTAATATATGATTTTGCAAAACTTAATATAAGATGCGTCAATCACAAACCGTGTAATTCTATTATGGGATTTATTCATCCTAACAAATCCTATCAAGAGCTGAGACAATTTTTAGAGAGTAAAAAAATAATAATATATGATGGCATAAAAAATATTAAAAATAGTTTTAGAGTTTCGACTATGAGTGTAAGGTTTGATGAGGAATATGATTACATTTTAAGGAGTTTCCGTGACTCGTGTATACATTGACATTGTTGGGGATTTATTTCATGTTGGACATCTAAATCTAATAAAAACTGCCAAAGGTTTAGGTGACTATCTTATTGTGGGTGTACATTCTGATGAAGATACTGCCAAGTATAAAAGAGAGCCAATTATAGAAGATAAACAAAGATATGAAATTGTTAGAAGTTGTAGATATGTTGATGAGGTTATTGAGAATGCACCTCTATTGATAACTGAGTCTTTTATAAATGAAAACAATATCGATTTGGTAGTTCATGGTGATGATATAAGAAAGGCATACGATGAGCAACACAAAATACCAAGACAATTAGGAAAAATAAAATATGTTCCCTATACACAAGGAATATCGACCTCGGATATCATTAAAAAAATTAAAAATTATTAATTTTTGTAGTAAAATTAGTAAAGTAAGTAAATACAGTTGTAAACAAACTGTTAAAGGATTTTATAATGACTGAAATTAAACACACAAATTTATCTAAACAAGCAATAGGTGCTCTAATGATGGCACTTCAAAAATCTTTAATGGAACAATCTGATATAGTTCCAGTATTGGAAAGCTTTAAGATAACTGAGTCACCTGAAGGGCTAGTGGTTTTAAATCCACCTCTAGTAAAAGTTAACGAAGAAACAACTAGAGATTGGGATGTCATTTGCGATCAACCGGAAGACACATAAGGAAAAATAAGTTGCCAATCTATGTTTATCAATGTGGAGATTGTTTAGGTGAATGGAAAGAGAATCATCTAATGTCTGAAACAATAGAAGAGTGCCCTTGGTGTTCTTCTAAAAATATTGGGAGAAAGCCTACTAACTTCTCTTACAACGCGAAAAAACAAGATAAAATAAAAAAAGTTGGCGATTTAACAAATGAGTTTATAGAAAGCTCAAAACAAGATTTAATAAATCAAAAAAAGGAACTAGATACTAGCAGATGACGCACTTTTTCTTGGCTATCTCGGTTATTCTCAATTTCATTTTTGTTTGGTACATCATCCAACTTCTAAAAAGATTTTTAACTTTTCAGGAGGAACTAGACACTTTTAGTGAAACATTAGAGGAATATAGAGAACACATTGACATTGTTAATGGACTTGAACGTTTTTACGGTGATGAAACATTAGGAAACTTACTTCGCCACTCAAAAGCGCTTGTTGAAGAATGCCAAAGTTTTCAGCGTGTCTTGAGACAAGAGGAAGATTATGGCGAGGAAGAGAACTAAAAATCATTATTTTAGAAGAGAACATCAAGACGCAATAGTAGAATATTGTCAAACACAAGACTCAAAAAGAAGAAATGAACTTTACAAAGTTTATATAGGTCCAGTGTTTGATGAAATGGTAGACAAAATTGTTTATACCTACAAATTTACTTCTCTTCCCAATATTGATTCTCTTAAAGACGATTGTAAAAATTGGCTGATTACAGTTCTCAATAACTTTGACCCAGAAAAAGGCTCTAAAGCGTTTACCTATTTTAGTGTTGTTTCAAAAAACTGGTTTATAGCAGAGGTAAAAAAGACATCTAAAAAAGCAAAAAGAGAAACTCACCTAGAGGAATATTTTTTAAGCCACTCAGATAAATCAAACATTCCATCAATCCAGAAATTAGTAGTTCATAACACCTACATAGAGGATAGAAACAAACACGAATTTTTTTTACACCTCAATAAAGAAATTCAAGACTGGAAGAAAATGCCTCTTAGAGAAAACGAAGTAAAGACAATTCAGGCAATTGAGATTCTTTTTAGCGAAGCAAACAATATAGAAATTTTTAATAAAAAAGCTATTTACTTATATATTAGAGAGATTACTGGATTAAATACAAAGCAGGTTGTAAGTTCTCTTAATAAAGTAAGAAAACGCTACGCGGAGTTTAAAAAAGAATGGGACGATCAGTAAAAGACATAGAAGCTTATATTAAAGAAGCGATTGATAATATTCGTGACGACCGCGATATTACTTCCACACTCCTTACACAAGTATTTGCAGAAATTACCAATGGTCAAGAAACTCACAAAGATCTTGGTTTAATCGCAGCCAAGTATGTAGAAACCTTACAGAGGTCCAATGAGCAATTAGTAAAACTTACGTCAATTATGGCTAAGAAAACCGATACGAGTGTGCAATTATCGGAGGAAGATAAAAAGTCTCTTTTTGATGTAATTCAAGGAGAAAAATAAAAAGTTATGAGCATAGATGCAGATAATGTAGTTTCTAATACTAGTTTTTTAGAAAAAGAAACAGATCAGGAAAATTTAGATCTTGATGTTTTGCAAACAGCTGAAACTCAATTAAAATATGCACTAGAAAAAAACTATACAAAAGATAGACTGGCAAAACAAATAAAGTTTAACGCAGTTTGTCTTTATAAGCTTGAAAACAAAGCTCAAGAACATAAAGATTTAGTTAGAGTTAAAGCTCGTGTACCAGAAATACACAGTCTCCTGCCTAAACCAACTAGTGGCGATGATTATGCAACACTGGCTTTATATCCAACATATGTGGGACTAAAATCAAGTTTTAACCCGATCCCAGGTGACAGCTCAGACGCAATTGCTCCCGGCACAACACTAGTCGTTACTTATGGCAATGTTAGTAACTTCTCAGATCCTTTATTATTAGAGGTTGGAAAATTGGTTGGCGCGGTGGCAGGGAGTGCAGCCGGGGAATGGAGAATCCCAGATTTAGGAGAAAGACGTGGTAGTAAAACAGTAAGAGAGGTAAGCTCTTCCATACGAGGCTTTGATACTGAAACCACAGTTTTCACTTTAAATAGAAAACGAAAATTAGATGATATATTCTTTATAGTTATTCATGACTCCGACACAAGCACTAGAGAAAAATTGCTTAAAGCATTAAACGCTCGTGGGGCGTTAGGAACTCATTTTAGCGTTGGTGGTGGTGCTAATATTGCAAGATATCAATACGCTGATTTAGATAGAGTGACAGTACATGCTGGATCTAGCGGCTTAAATAAAGTATCCGTTGGTTTTGATGTAATTAATAAGCCAATTTGGTATAATGGCTCGGCAAATAATATAAGTAATAAAAGACAGGCTGCAATTGATGCCCTTAAGAGCGGGACGCCACCGACCGGCAGAGACGCAATAAGAAATTTTCTAGTGCCGCTAGCAGATGCCATGCATTTACCAACTTATTTAATCAGAAAATACCAAGCAGCTGGATTTGATCCAAAGAATTATAAAAAAGAGCCATTTTATTTAGACACGGTTGGTAATTTAATAAAAGGAGGCACTTCTAGAAGACTAGAAAGAATAATAGATGCAGATACATTAGAGGCTACCTATGTCGCAATTAAAAAAGTAATCTTCTCTGATCAATTGAAAGCAGTGAAAGGCACCGGTTCATTAAGCGATCCAATAAAATACAATGGTCAATTTGTACCGGGACGTAGCGCTCTTAAAGCAGAAACAGGAAGAAATGGGAATATAGGCTTTCCTGCTTATGATGAATCTACAGAAGAATGGTCTATTGGGCACAGCACTACTGCTGCAAAATTAGTGTCTGATAAAAACTCTAAAGGTGAGAAGTTTGCTGGTATAGTGGCACATGGATCATATGACGACAGTAGAACAGACGGTCGCGTAGCTGAACTTTACACTTTTCTTCGTATGCGAAAAGAATTGACTGCAAAACAGGCTTACATGGCTGTAAAGGTTATATACGCTGCAGTGGGCGCAAAAGAAAAAGCAAAAGAACTTGGAATTTTTGACGCAAATTACAAGTTTACAGGAAAATATAAAGATTTAAAGACATTGAGCGCTCACATGTCGTCAGCCCCGCGCCCATATCCAACGAATACAGCAATTACTAGATTACCATCATACATCTTCAGCAAGAACTTTGTATGGTTTAGGTGCATATATTGTGAGTGGAAAAAAAGAATTTAAAATGGTGATTAAATAAAAATGGCTAAACAAACTATAGTATTACAGGCATATGCCACTTCTGTTGCAGAATCACAAAAAAAAATATCTATTGCTATTAGTTTATTAAAAGTTACAGAAAGTGATTTTAGTCTTAAAAAAGAAACTACTGTTTATATTCTTCCAGACGAACAATCAAAGTTTATAAATTCTATAGCGGATATATTTAATGCTTCTAATACACCAACAAATATAGATAAATCAAAATATGAACAAATGATTATTAATTATACAGTCAACCTATCATTAAGCAATTTAGATTATGATAAGCTTAATGATTATTATACTGTTACTTTAGGTCTAGAAGATACGCTTGGATTTTTTGAGGGTGACAACAGTGCGCTTCAAAAAAGTTTGGATTATTTAAATAAGCTAAAAGAAGATAATTTATCTTTATATGAAGCCTCAAAACAAATAGCTCCTGGAGCAGATCCGGCGCACTCTAATAAAGAGATCGAAGAAGATGTCACCAATGGACCTTTTTCTGATTATCAAACACCAAAAGAATCAAATAAAAGCTTATCTAAAGCACTTTTCGGAGATAAATTACAAACAGAAACAAAAAGACCAGTTATTCAGATGGATGGAATGCCCACAGCTGAGAATAGTCTATTTGCTAATCTTTCAAAAGATTCCACCAACAAACTTAAAGGTGTCGGAGGTAGTAGATTAATAGAACCAGTTCCAGCGCCAATATATTACCCAGGTGATTCTTACCTAGTTAGTGAAAATAATTCTGGAATTATATGCTCTAGAGATGAAATCTATAGGTTTCGTGGGCACACTAAATCTGGCGCAGTTTATATGTACGCGGGAATGTCTTCTGAAAACATTGAACCGGTAGAATATTCCGAGGACACCGATAAAGAAGAATTAATAAACCCTCAACCAATTAGTTTAGTTAGCGATTCATCTTATGTTTACGTTTCACAAAAGGCAGATGTTGATAGTTTGTTTTTTGAAGGTGTTGCTGGGGGCACATACTCTAAAGCTATAAAACCATTTTTAAAAAAAGGAAATACCGAAACTAGACAAGGGTTATCTCTGGTCGCAATGAAAGCTGACGATGTGCTAATTATGTCTAGGGCTTCTGGAATAAGATTGGTCACGGGAACAGACAAGAACAACACTCGTGGAGGCAGACAATACGCAAAGTATGGAATAGATTTAATAGCGGGAAATGACGATAGTGATTTACAGCCATTGGTAAAAGGTGATAATTTAATTGTTTACTTAAAAAATCTATCAAATGTTGTAAGTAAATTACGTGCAATTATTTTTGAGCACATAACAAGCCAAACAAAATTTAACGCAGCAATGCAAAAACACTCACATTATGATCCTTTTTCGATATTTTTAGCAACCGCTGCCACGCAAGGGACTAATCCATTAGCTATTAATGGAGGCAAAGGGTTAGCATCTGAAGAAGCAGTGTTTGGTGGCGCCAGCGTTTTGGTTGAAGCCTTGTCATTGCAAGTAAAAGCCAAAAAAACAGCGATTACCAGAGTTAATAACGATAGTAATGCATTTAGTAAATTAGGGGCTTATAACATTCTAAGTGAAAAAAACAGGACAAATTAGGGGTTTATAAATGAGTATTTATTCTAAATGTACCTTAGCCAATGGAAAAAACACACTTTCTAACGGCTGGACCGCCGGAAATACCACAGATGCAGTAAAACAAGCATGGTACAATAAGCTAATTTATTTTGAACAAGATACAGGCATAATGACTTTTTGGTTTTTTACTGATGAGATTGATAGAAATAAGCCAGATTCAGATAGAATAAAATTCATAGAAGAAAAAACAAAACTAACTCTACAGAGCTTGAATGACTACCTTCCAAACTCTATTAGCTTCAGCTTTCGGGGGAGTCGAGGTGGATTTATAGCTCTTATAAGAGCGATGCCGGCAGTGTTAGCAAATCAACAACTATTCGAGGACAATGCAAGCCCTACAGCGCCTAAACCTAGTGTTGTTAAAAAATCGGCTAGCACTGGCAGCACGTCAGCGACTAAAAAAAACAAAAAAACTGCTGCGCCCTCTACTAGAAATATGTCTTATGAAAGTGGTGAAGATTTGGTGTCATTTTATAGAATTGGCGACTTGAGGTTGCTTACCACTACGGCTTCATTGGCACTAAAAGATGCCCAAAGAAGACTTAATTATTTTGGTATCACGCTAGATAAGCCAATAAATTTAAATTATCACGCAGAATCAGTTCAAACTTTTCCCTCTATAGTAAAAACAATTTTAGATAATGCATCAATTAAATTTAATGATAATGATTATATAAAAGTAATTTTTGATAAAGAAAATTATAAGTTTAAAAAGTTTGCTTTTATCAAAGCAGGAACAGATGGAGCGCCGCTAAAGAATGGTCAAGGTATTACTGATTCTTCTTCATATAATTTTTTTAGAGATAGCACTACAAATTCTGTAATATACAACCTAGCAAGGATTTACAATAAATACAATAAGTCAATATCCAGAGAGGCTAATGATATAACTTCCCAAACAAGTATATTTTTTAGCTCTGATACGGTAAGAGTTTTCTTAAATAAATATTTGTACCCTCGCACTAGCATAGCATCAAGTGAAATAACAAGAGATTTGGTTGAAAAATTTATTATTGGAGATATTAGGATACTAGATGATGATTTACGCAAAAGGTTTTTTATCGATAGTTCACAAATTCCTGATGCTTTGAGAGGAAAATTACAAAAAGAAGTATCAAAACAATATGAACAAATAGGGGATGCTCTTGGTGACGCTTGGATTAGCGGAAAATTTGAAAGGATAGAGGATGTTGACGATATATTCGAACAACTTTTGAACTATATTAGCATACCAGATTTATTATCACTATCAGCTAAGTGTCTTCTTAAGCTAATCCCCTTGGACGAACTTTTAGACTACCTTTGTCAACCAGTGTTAAAAGAGTTTGATAAGCACAAAGAAGCTATAATACAAGCACTCGATGAGATGGATGATGGAATCGCTAAAGATTTAGCCACAGAATTAAAAGATATATATTTTAACAGGTTACTAGATGAACAATTACAAAAAAACGTTGCAGAAGGAATCATTGGTGAGGGATTAAAAAAAACACCGTCTTTGGTGCAGGATTCTCAAACTCTTCTTTCTTGGCTTACAAAAACCGGTGTGTCTTTATTTCATACCAATCTGAGTGATAACTTTGGTTTAGTTAAAGACCACGTTGATGAATTTAAGTATGCACCGAAGAAACTAGGCGACTTTGAAAATGTAAAAACCATACCTTATTCTGGGCTAAAACAAAGACTTGAAACAGTAAACAAAAGAATCGAAGAGTTACAAAAAGAACAAGCCAAGCTAGAGCAACAAGTGTCGGTTTTCAATAACAACATACCACAAAATCTACAAGATTTGTTAACGTATTACAATACAGAAATACCTAAACAGACACTAAAGAAGAATAACATAGAACAAGCAATAACAAACGGCGAAAGACAAATAAAGATATATGAATTGTTGTTGGAGACGGTTATTCCAAATTTAATAATACTAGACCCTTATCTCACAAATGAAGAAAAGAATGCTTTATTTTCTGATAAAAACTACACTGCATTCTCATACAATGGGGATACAAACCAAAAAGAACAAAATTCAGCAACACAGTTAAATTTAGTTTCTTTAGATGGTTTTGATAATGATGTCGACCCATTTTTTAATTTTTCTACTGGCGCTCCGCAATATTCCGGTAAGTCTTTACGGCAAAAGAAAAATGATTTTAATTTTAACTTACAGAATGGATTGAAAAGAATTGTTGATGAATTGCAAAGATTACAATCTGAGACTAATTCTCCATTTAACATATTAAACAGTTTAGAAAAATTTGGTGTTGGAGCTTTAGATGCATATTTTTTCGATCCACAAGAGGGTGTTTTTTCTGACCCTACAAAAAGATACTACCTTTGTTTAGCTATATACTCAGCTATTCCAGCTGTTGGTTATGCAATATATCTTCTCGTAGATAACACAGAGGACGTTGCTGATTTTCTAGAAGATCAAGGTAAAGCAATATATGAAGCCTTAAAAAAGAAATTAGAAATATTTGGCAGAGTAGATTATCCATTCCTTGATATTATAGGAGAATTTGTTGATTCTCTAATACAGATTGGGCTAAATTTTGGTAGAGATTTGTTGATTAATGGAATAATGTACGTTATAAGCGAAACTGTAAAAGCATGTAGTGATCAAGAGAGGGTAAATGCCCCATACAATCCAACTGGAGCGATTGATCTTTCCGGATATATGGCTAGTAGTACAAATAAGGGCAGCGATACCGCAGCGGGAGACTCTACAGATACAATCACATACAAAGAGATATTGTCAAAAGATAAATTAATGACGGCAAGTTTGTTTGACACTATACTGTCTAAATTATCTGAAACTTTCAGCATCAACGAGATTGCCTCTCTTCTTGATGAAACTGCACGAGATTCTTTATATGTAAAAGCAATTAATGCTTTAGATTCCCTAACCCCAACTCCCCTTAGCAAAGAGAGTGCCTTTTATAAATACTATGTAAATGAAGCTGGAATAAGAGAACTTTTTGATATTATATCAAAAAGCATTGACCCAGCGCTTATAGTTAATTTCCAACACGATTATAATAAACAAAAACAAGTACTACTTGACATATGTTTTGGGTATGATGATTCTGCATTGGGGAGTTTGTTTGAAGGCTTAGACGATGATGCAATTAGAGAAGCATTAGCTGCAAATTACGCCTCTAAAGTCGAAGTAGTGGAAGAAATTGTTGAGAAGGCGATTGGTCCGCTGTTGGGAGAAAACATAGCACCCGACCCCTGTGAAGCTGGTATAAAATATTTCACAGATGCAGAAAAATTTACTTTAAAAACTGTAGCATCCTCTATTTTTGAATCCTTAAATAAGTCAACTGAAGTAGCTGTTGATATGTCAAAAAAAGCTTTTTTGAACACTAGACGCGGGTTATCAAATTATGGTAGTCTCTCTCCTGATTATGGCGAAGCTTCGGTTGATTTTTATAGTGTATATGGCAATCCAGAAAACGAACAAATTTTTAATGATTTTACAAAACAAAATAAAGTTGCTGGATTAGAAAATTATAAACAAATATTACAACTATCTGAAGATTTAAAACTTGATTATGCTACATTTGAAAATAATAGGCAAGTAGTATCACTTAATTATCAAAACATACCAGTCAAACAAACAATCCAGTTTAGATTTGATTCTGCTGATAATCAGATTAATTTTGCTTACAGTAATTTAAAAAATAAAAATAAAAACGAGTTAGAACCTTTTGTTGATATCGCTTCTTATCAAGAAAGAAACTATTTTGCTAAAAGACAATTACAAAGAGAAGATTTAGAAGGACCAGGAATTTTAGATTCTGATTTAAATCTTATAACATCACCGGAATACATTCTCTTTAATACTTCTGATGGCGTGATAACACAACCAGAATATTCGTCTTTTATAAAAGAAAGTATTGGAGATATTTTATATTATGAAAAAATACAATCTGAAGATATTTATTCTGTTTTATTAAATTCCATTTTTAAAGATATGCTATTATATCCATTTAAGACGGGATTATATTTTCTTGAAAATTTTAATAAGCTAAATTTAAATAAGTTGATAACAACTGATTTACAGCAGATACAAAGTGGACAACTGACTGATAAATGTTTTCTTGGGTTTATGGACAATTCAGTTTTAACGACTCAAACTTTAAATTTAGCTGAAAGAATAGCTTGTTATGCAAAAGATTCTCCCACTATAGCACCATCAAATGTCGCATTGCTAAAAGTATCATTTGATGCGTTTATTCGATCTATTGCATTACAAGAAATGATGAAGTCTTTCTTTGTTATAGGTTTATTTCCAAAAGATTTGGTTTTTGATACAATATCGCCCACATCAAACTCAATTTACGAACAAATAATAAAAATAAATACTATCAAAGCAGTCGAGAGCGCTGTAACTGGTGGCAGAACATCATATGAAAAATTTTATGACGATGTATTTGTGAGGTTTATAACAGACATCACCAGAATTATATTTCAAAACAATGATATTACAGACACACAAGCATTTAATTTTGTTGTAAATTCTCAAATACAATTTATTAAAGATCAATTTAAAAAAGCCTATGAGAACGGATTTGGTGTAAATACCACAACGATATTTGGCACGACAGAATATCAACTTTTAAAAGAACAAACTTCGTTTGCCGATTTGGATGATACGGTAAATGATGCTTTATTGGATGTTAATGATGCTCAATTTACTTACTCGGAAAAATTAAGAGCAATACAAAATGACGGTATGGCAACTTTTTACCAAGGAGTGATAGATTCAGTACGAGATTTTGATGCTAGAAGCTATTTAGATTCCAATGAAGAACAAAAAATATTAATAGCGCAAGATAAAGATGAAGCTACTCCATATAAAATACCATTTTACAGATTAGAAAATAATGAAGAAAAAGAATATTTTGACAATGAGGATTTCTTATTTAAATCGAGTGCTTTGTTGGACAAATTAACATTCGGCAACGATAAGGGTTTTGTTTTACAAAAGTACATAGAAATCAAGCCAAATGCTACCATAATGTCTAACACATTTGATCCGGAAGTAAAGAACACAATAGAACAGTTTTTATTAAAGGCTTCTGCTATGCTGGAACCATCAGGGTTCAAAGAGCAAAAAATATATAGAAAAAAGCTTAAACTCTTATTCTATGAAAGTAAACTTTTTATGATGTTTCCTCAAGCTATTGATTTTATTCACAGTTTAGACGATTTCAGTCCTGCACCTCCATTTACTGATTCTGTTTTATGGAAATATTATTATGATTTTAGAAGAATAACAAAACCAACTATTGGACCGTACTCACCAGAGCCTGAGCATGAGGTTGATAAAGTAAATTTTGATCTGTTTTATTGGATTTTTAAGCTTAATTATGATAAACCGGAAGAGTTTTTTGCTAACGAAAAAAGCATGGAATGGTATCAGTTTATCAAAACAGCTGATAATGGAGAACTCTTTAAAAAAATAAATTTATCTTTAAATGGGAAAATAAAACTAAATGATTTTACACACTTATTAAATAAATATATATATCACGAATACACCGATGAGACGGGTGGTTTTAATATAGTAGATTCTCCTTGGGGTGGTCCGTTTTCTAAAGATTTTCTTTCCGAAGAAGATATATCATTAGAGCCGGGACAACTTTTAAACAATGCAGATTTTGGTTCGTATTTAAACTCACTATATTTAAAGAACTCGAAAACAAGAATTTCTGAATTTTTTGAATTTTTATCTTTTGAGAACATCTACGGCACTCAAAATAATGGTGGATACAGTGGATACGCTGGTATTGATATGAAGATTGTTGAAGATTTTTATGATTTTTTGCAAGATAAAATTAAAGACCCGCAAGAATATTTTGACAATTTAAGTTTTTTTGAGTGGTTGTATACACAAAAAACTTATAAAATTTTAGATGTCCAAACTGTCATTCGTATTGAAACAAAAATACCAGAACCAAAAGAGGAATCATCAAATATTCCAAAATTTACTTTATCTGGTGAGTTGTCAAGTAAAATTTTTAATGATACCGATTCAGAACAAATTCACGATCAAAGACAATTAGAGCTGTTAAAAGAAAAAATAGGTGTAGAAGAGATAGCTTCTGAAGATGGAAGCAAATATTTGTTTTCTGCTCCCATATATGAACTTAAGCAAAGAATTCCAACTCTTTCTTGGTTAGAGTTTTTTGTTGCTATAGATAAAAAATCTTATCTCAATGAATCATTTTATAAGCTTGATGAAAATCCAAATAACAATTTAAAATTAAATGATTTATTATTCTCAAATGATACAAAAGACATTTTTAGTTATTATCAGAAATTAAAAGCTTTTTCTGATCCCGAACAAAAAGAAATTACAACCATAAAACTGAGCCGATATTACTCTACATTTTGGTGGAATATAAACGGTAAAGTCTTTACTTTGTCCGAGCTTCTAGATAAAATTTATACAGCTGGCACGATAGATGGCATTAGTATATACGATATATTAACTCAAGAATCACTAGAATCATTTTATAAAGAAGATTACGTCCCAGAGGAAAACTATTCAGATGAAAATGATACGTATTATCCTTCGTATTTAGATGATGATCTTAAGAAAATTAAGGTTTCCGGCGAGAGGCTTTTTATCAAATCAATGGCTGACAATGGAGATTTACCACCAGAAGAATACACTGCAATTGTAAAACAAGTATTAAAAGCAGCAAGTGTTAAGAATGCCCCTACAGAAAACAGTGGGGAGGATTTAGATCCAAGTATCAAAAAAACTATGAACTTGTTAAGAGGAGCAATAGATCCAAAAGGGGACTTTTTTCCGAACGTTCAGCCTTATATACAGTTAAATGAAAATTTTGATTGGGGCTGGCCGTACTATGGTGGCAGTTTTGAGTTTCAAGATTTTTCTACAGCGCAAAACACTAAAGAGCCTTTACCCCCATCGCCAATTAATTATCAAGATACTTTAATGGAAGAATTCGTAGGCACAGTGTATGCTCCTGGTTTTAATTTTGATTTTAGAACGCCAAAGAGACAACCAATTGGATGCACTCAGAATCCCAGAACACATGAAGATTCTATAAGAGAAATAAATTTTATACAAGAAGGTAAGGGTATTTGGGTTACTGATCAAGAAATAGAAGTCTATAAAGAAACTAAAGAAACTGTATGGGATTCAAGTCAAGGGTTTTTTGGCGCCTTTGTAGAGAAAACAAAAATCGAACTAGAGTCGACAATTTTTTATACGGGTTGGATATTTCCGAAATCAGGCTATGATGAAATAGACTTTGCGAATACCGATAGTTATTATTTAGCTTTAAATACTACAAAAAATGGTTTAACTTTTTTAGCCTATAAGGGAGATTCTTGGCCAAGCGGGAAGAGTCTTCCACTTTTTCCTCACGATCAAAAGGCTCTTAAAGCCGATGGGGGCAAGTCATCGCTCTCAATGTATCCAGATCCACCCTCAGTAGGTGGTTACGATGCCGATGGACAGCCACAAGCCACTTACACTGTGAGGATAACATCAAAAAAAATACCCACGGTGCTTCACAACGTGGGCGGCGATTTTGCTTATGTGAAGCAAAGATTTATGAAAGTTAAATTTGGCTGTGTAAAGGGAGGCTTGGGCGCAGAAACCCAGCAGATACTCACAAAAGAAATACCAGGTCAGTTTCCAAGCGTTTATGATCTTTTCTCAGTTATGATTAAAAGCGAATCAGACAAAGAGGCTTTTGTTGATTTTTTAAATTGCTTTTTTATTAAAGAACAAACAACAATAATTGCTTTATTACACAGAATAATGACTGAAGAGCACTATCCCCAAATAGAACGAATGTTTAGAAGACCAATTTACAATGCATTGGCTAATATCAGATCAACAGTAGGAGCATTAACTGGAGATTATCAAGAAGACAATGAACCAAGCAACTTTGAAAAAATAGATATGTTTCTCGACGGCGCAGGAGAATTTGGACTTGATCTTCTAAAATCATTTTTAAGAGCAACCGCAAGCACTGTTGACCCAACTTGGAGAACGCCGTGGTTCCTCCCAGGACCTTTAACACCATTTGGAGTTGCTGCAAAGCTATTAGATGAGGATTTTGATAAAGAAAAAACAAAAGCAGGGACCCCTAAAAAACAAGCCACTTTAATATGTGCCGATTCATTTAAAGCATCAGCTGAATTTTTTGATAATTACACTAAGGTCTACGAACAAGTGTTGGGACCAAAAGAAGCTAATAAAAATAGTGACAACGAGCCAGATAGCAATTAAAAATAAAATTGATTTCTTTCTAATTAATAAAAGAGGAAAACAATATGGCATATGGATTTTCAGCAGTAATACCACTACAAAAAGATGATGAAGATGGATTTTATTCTCTGACTAAAACCTTGGCTCAAAATATAAGACAAAATGTAAAAAATATTTTGTTAACTACACCAGGAGAGAGGGTGATGTTGAGTGATTTTGGTGTTGGTTTAAGAAATTATTTGTTTGAAAATAACACATTTGCACTACAAAATGACATATCCAGAGCCATATCTGATCAATTTGATACTTATTTACCTTTTGTTGAGATTGATAGTTTAGAATTTTTAGACGAGGGCGACCAATTGGTCGGCATAAGACTTTTTTATTCTGTCCCGTCACAACTGTTTTCAGATTTATTTGAAATAATTAAACCAATATTATAAGGAATTTAAAATAATGCCAAAAGTGGTGAAGCCAATTATAAACTATACCGGTCGTGATTTTGCGGCGATCAAACAAGAGCTGACTAACTATGCTCAAAAATACTACCCTGAAACGTTTAGAGATTTCAATGAGGCTTCTTTTGGGTCTTTGATGCTAGATATGGTTTCTTATGTTGGTGATATTATTTCTTTTTATACAGATTATCAAGCGAACGAATCTTTTATGGATACTGCATTGGAATTTTCTAATGTTTTAAAGTTATCAAAACAGTTTGGATATAAATTTAGACCTAATGCTTCTTCTTTCGGAGAGGCAAGTTTTTTTATAACCGTTCCTGTAATAGAAAATTCAATAACGCCCGATTACACCTATGCCCCGATATTGAGAAGAGGCTCTGTTTTTTCTACAACTGCTAATCAGATATTTACGTTAGTCGAAGATGTCGACTTTGAAAGCTCTACAGATTTTATAGAGGTTGGATCAAGTAATGTCGATGGCACTTCTCCGTCTCGCTTTGCTATAAAAGCCAAGGGGACTGTGGTATCTGGAGAACTAGAAGAAACAGTTTTTGCTATAGACGATTATGAAAAGTTTCTTAGATTAAAAATAAATGACAGTGATATTACGGAAATAGTTAGCGTTTTTGATTCTCAAGGTAACAATTATTATGAGGTCGATTACTTAACACAGGATGTTGTTTACGTCCCAGTTTTAAACACAAGTAATTCAAAAAAATATGCAAAGAATATTTATAAACCAATATCGGTGCCAAGAAGATTTACAACAGAATTTTTAACTGACGGCGCCGAGCTGCAGTTTGGATTTGGTACAAATGACAACGAAGAAAAGAAATTAGATCCAACATCTATGTCATTAGATATCTTTGGTAAAGAACACATTACAGAGAAATCTTTTGATCCAACAATTTTACTAAAAACAAATAAACTGGGAATTGTTCCATCAAATACCGCTTTAACCGTTATTTATAGAAGAAATTCGCAAGCTATAATGAATGCACCTGTAGATACGTTGGTAAATGTTGTTAACTCTGAATTTTCTTTTAAACCCAACGTAAATGTTTTAGATGCAGAAGTTTCACTAGTTCAATCCAGTTTACAACTGACAAATGAAGAACAAATAACTGGAGATAGCGCACAAATATCATCACAAGAATTAAAAATAAGAAGTCAAGGTGCTTTCTCATCTCAAAATAGAGCCGTAACTGCTGACGATTATGTTTCATTATGTTATAATATGCCAGCGAACTTTGGACAAATTAAAAGAGCATCATTGACTAGAGATCAAACGTCTTTTAATGGTAAAAATTTAAACTTATATATTATGTCTACTGATTCTAATGGTAAATTAGCAGATACAAATATAATTGTAAAACAAAATTTAAGAAATTGGATTAATCAATATAAAATGGTTGGTGATACTGTTGATATTTTAGATGGCAGAATAATAAATTTACAAATAAATTTTGAACTTGTTTCTTTTGCTAATATAAACAAGTTCGATGTATTGAGTGAGTGCGTAAGCACTTTATCTGATTTTTATACTGGTAATTATTATGATTTTGGAGAGCCTTTTAAGATCACTGACGTGTATAAAGTATTAAATAATATTCCATCAGTGGTAGATACAAAACTTGTCACTGTAACACAAAAATTTGGTACAAATTACTCTAATGTCGATTTTAATTTCGATGAAATGATATCAAATGACGGAAGGCACTTAATTGCACCTGAAAACGCAATTTTTGAAGTTAAATTTCCAAGTGCTGACATCACCGGAGAAGTAATCTAATGGGAATTAAAAGATATTACGCTACGAAAGATAATACGATTACCAATGCATTTAAATCAAACTTACAAACTCGTGGTGTTAGCGGTAACATGGGTCAGTCTGATATACTGGAAATTTTCAGTATATATGCCCAAGCCAACACCTCCTCATCTGAATTATCAAGAGTTTTGATAGAGTTTGATACGGCTGCAATAAATACAGATAGAACAGTTAAGACAATACCCGCCTCTGGTAGTGTTAGTTTTTTCTTAAAAATGTACAATGCTGAAAATTTTCAAACAACACCCAAAAATTTTGATTTATCAGTGCAAGCTGTATCTCAATCTTGGAACGAGGGTCTTGGTTTGGATATGGAAGAATATTCAGATGAAGACGCATCAAATTGGCTTTCTGCCTCTAGTGGGACGCCCTGGGCAGAGTTTACTGGTCGTGCTACTGCATCAATTGTAACTGTGGTGAAAGAATTGCTTACTGCGGGGACGTTTACATTGACAGACGCAGCCGGCACCTCAACGACATACGGGTTTGTGACAGGTGTAGACGTATCGGCAAATACCACAGCTTATACTCCCGGTACTACTGTTAATATTGGTATCGATGGCATGGCTGGCGGCGATGCTGGAGCTACCGCAGATCAAATTATTGCACGGATTAATGCCGGCACAAATATCGGTTTTACCGCATCAAAAACAGGTAATAATGTCACTGTAACGCAGAATACTCCTGGTACCGTAGGTAACAAAACGAACGCGCAAGATTCAGGCATGGGTGCTTTTGTTGTGAATAATTTTGCCAACGGCACTGATACACCGGGCGGCAGCTACAAGCCGGGATCTGACGCTGCGCCAACAGAGTATCTTTTTACTCAATCATTTGATACTGGTTTTGAAGATTTAGAGGTTGATGTTAGTCATCTAGTAGAGGATTGGATTAAAGGTGAAAGCGCTGGCGGATACACTAATTATGGATTTGGAGTGCAGCTTGCTAGCGCTTTAGAGTCGGCAACTAATTCATATTACACTAAAATGTTTTTTGCGAGAGGTTCACAATTCTTTCACAAACGCCCTGTAATTGAAGCTCGCTGGGATGATACTAAAAAAGATCACCGCGGCGATTTCTTTTTAAGTTCTTCGCTTGTTCCAGCGTCTGATAACTTAATGAATCTTTACCTTTATAATGTCGTCAAAGGTCAGTTAACTGATATACCAAAAGTTGGAACAGGAAATATTCGAGTTAGTATTTATAGCGGCTCAACAGCCCCCGCTGGCAATAAATTAAAACTTCCTCCTGGCGGCGGCGTTGTTGCTGACGGACATATAAACATTACAGGATCTCATGTTGAGACTGGCATTTATTCATGCTCTTTTGCATACGCTTCTTCTTCTATAACTACTATCTTTGACGTGTGGCACAGCGGCACAGTAGAATACCACACCGGATCAGCAATAAGCGTAAAAACTTTCGACAGTAAAGATTTTAATTTTGATCAGAAATATGTGTCAAAGGTTACTAATTTGAGAGCGGTATATGATAAAAATGAAAAGGTTAGATTTAGATTGTATACTCGCGAAAAAGATCCGTCCCCAACTATTTATACAGTAGCGAATAAAGAAATACAAACAAGTATAATTGATGACGCTTATTATCGTTTTACAAGAGTTAGCGATAATTTAGAAGTTATTCCTTTTGGGACTGGTTCTTTAAATCACACTCGATTATCATATGATGTGAGTGGTAGCTACTTTGACTTGGAAATGAACATGTTCGACCTTGATACTGTCTATGAATTAAGTTTTGCTTATTTGGTTAATGGTAGCTATGTGGAACAGCCAGAAAGGTTTAGGTTTAGAGTAGAATAATATGTCCTTAAAAGATTTATTTAAAGAACAAGATAATTTAAAATCCGCAGAGCCTTTAACAAAAGAAGACTTTAAAGATGAAATAGAATCTTTTGATTATGCAGAGGCAATTAACAAAAGAAATGCTAGATTTGTTGCAACAGAAGATTTCGAAGATCCCTCTAATTTTGCAAGATTTGGTTTAGCAGAAAAATATTATCAAGACGCGATAACTAGAATTCATGATTCCTATCCTTATGATGGCTCACTAAAAGAAAAAGTACTTTGGGAAGTTTCTTCTTCTCTTATCGATCTTCACATTTTTGAAAATGGATATCCAAGAACTACCGGTTTTGCTAATTTTGTTACCGGCGCCGCAACTACAGGAAATCAATCTGATTTTTATCCTCCTGTAGATTATTTAACAAACGGATTCGAATATATTCTAGCCAAAGGTGGTCCACATGCTGGTTCCGGCGATTCTCTCTATTACGATCAAATAACAGACAAGGTGGTATATCGTAAAGATGCAAATGTATTTGACCTTAGCAATAATCGCGAAAATAACCTTTTAATTGACGGAACAAAAGGAAACACTGTAGAATTCTGGCTTAAGAAAGATGCCTATGTAGCCGATCAAGACTATTTTGAATTTATTGTTGATACTCATGTAACCGGTACAACACACACAGATGCTGATTACGGTCGTTTAATAGTTGCCTTGGCAACCACTGGAACTTTTGATAATGCAGCTGCATCGGTAGCCACGATGACAGGTATATTAGATGATGGTACGATCCCCACAGCACTTAATACTCAAACTATTACTATTACAGACGCTGTTGGATTGACAAAAACATATAAATTTATGAATGGCGGTGCTAAGTCCAATGGTGATTTGGACGGCGGGAACGTCGTAGTACAATTATCAGGTGAAAACACTAAAGAGGGTTTAGTAGATAATATTGAACAAAGTATTGAAAGCAGTAATGGACACAATGGTTCAATTGTTGTAACAAGAGTCGGCGCGGTTCTAACTCTGGCACAATCAATTGTTGGTTCTAGCGGAAATACAGATATTGAATTTTCAAATGGTATTGATACAACTACTGAGTTAAATACGACTAATTTTTCCGGAGGTTCAAACGGTAAACCAATATTCGTAAGTTACGCTTCTGGCAGCAGTAATATAAGAACTTATTTAGGTTCAAATAATTTAACTACTTCATCTGTTGCAGATGGCAGTTGGCATCATTATGCTATAAGAATGAAGACTACCGGAAGTAATACGGTTTTTGATTTATTTGTGGACGGCAAACACAATGATGAAACTTCTGTAGCGACAACAGTTGGATATGTTTCAGGAGCAATCGTCGCGACGTTGGGATCTCAAGCATCTCAATTTTATGATGGTAGCGGTGATCGCGGCGCAAGGGGTTGGTCCCCACTTTCTGGAGCGATTGACGAGTTTAGATATTGGAAACGCTGGAGAACATCAAAACAAATTCAAACACGTTGGTTTGATCAAGTAGGCGGCGGAACAAACACAGACCTGTCTAATACCGACCTTGGCGTTTACTTTAAGTTTAATGAAGGCATAACACAAACAGCCTCTGTTGATGCAACCGTTTTAGATTATTCGGGACGTGTTAGCAATGGCGTGTGGACTGGTTACAATTCGACGTTATCAAGAGATACAGGATCTGCAATATTGCAATCTTCTGCTAGCTTAATTGAGTTTAAAGATCCAATAGTTTACAGTTTTCATCCGGATGTTGTCACATATAAAGCTAATATGATGGGCTCAGGAAGTATTTATGATGACTCAAATGTAAATTCACTGAAGTCTTATTTCCCAGCGTGGATGTTAGAACAAAGCGAAACTGAAAGAGCAGATATCCAATCAAATTACTTGTTAAATCTTTTGCAAATAATATCAAGTTATTTTGATGAAGCAGCAATACTTTTAAAAAAATTACCACAGCTCTCTCATGCCAAATATTATAAAGGCAGCGGGACACCTCCTCCTTTTAATAAAAAAGCCTTAGAGTCAGCAGGGTTTATGGTCCCAGATATATTTGTTGATGCTAGCTTGTTAGAAAAATTTGAGAGTAGAGATGAAGAATTAAAATTTGAGAGAGATATACAAGAAGTAAAAAATGTTATTTATCAAAACATTTATAATAATTTAACTTATTTATACAAGACAAAAGGGACTGAAAAATCTATAAGAAATCTTTTAAGGTGTTTTGGTATTGGAGACAATGTACTAAAAATTAATTTGTATGGGAATGAATCTGTATATAAATTAGAAGACAATTTAAAATCAATTTCTAAGATTAAAAAGTATATCAACTTTAATGAAAAAACAACAGCCGGTTCGAACGACGAGGCGTCAATTTATCAATACAAGATAGATTCGAACGCGACTTCTTTTATTGCAGGCACTAACGCAGTAGACGGAACGTTTGAAGGTCAAGGGCTTTCTTTCACACTAGAATCAAACGTTTTACTTCCAAACAGGGTGTCTATAGCTGAGTACGCGACTGTTAAAGAAGGATATAAAGGAAATGTAGCAAATCTTTACCCCTTACATATAACTTCTTCTTTGTTTGGTATGCACACCGCCAATGGCGTTGAGAATAGTTTAACCTGGGCAACAAATGATTACGCAAACTTTCAAGTGACAACAGTTAAAGACGATCTATATTCATCAAATGCTTACTTTAAGTTAACCGGTACCGCAGGAGGTTTTATTCCAGAGCTAACCTCTTCTGTATTTAATAATATATACGATGATCAGCTTTGGACCATTTCTGTTACTGTTGAGCCTACAAAGTTAGAAACAATAAATCAGGTTAGCGGAACTAGCGATTCAGATTATACAGTTCGTTTTTATGGTGTTAATCATATAGCTGACTACAAAGCAAATGAGTTTTTAGTAACTGGTACAATTTCTAATGATTTTGGTCGAAAAATATTATCAAGTCCTAAACGAGTCTTTGTTGGAGCACACAGAACAAACTTTACTAGTCAAGTTTTAGAGCCTACAGATGTAAAAGTTAATTCTTGTAAAGCATGGTTTGCTAGCATACCGACAGGAACAATAGATAATCATAATTTAAAATTAGGAAATTTTGGCGCTGAAAGACCAACAAGAAATGCCTTTTTATATCAAAGCGGAACACAACCAAATGGTCTTAATGAAAGATACATACCAGAAGCTGAAACTTTAGCTTTATTGTGGAACTTTTCTACTGTAACTGCATCCAATGTAAGCGGTGAATTTTCCGTTGAGGACGAATCTTCTGGTTCTGTAGATGAAAATAGGTATGGTTGGTTTAGTAGTTTAGTTTCCAGAAGACACACCGCTAGTGGAAGTTTTTTCATGAACTCCTCAAGTGATGTTGTAGAATCGATAGAAAGAACAGCATACCATTCACAAGTACCCGAAGTTTTAACCGATTCTAACCTAACTAGAATTTTGTCAGAGGATGATGAATATTTTGATAGAAACAATAGACCAACAACTTATAATCTATCAATAGAGAAAAATCTTTTCCAAGACATATCAGAAGAGATGCTAGATATGTTTAGCTCTGCTGTTTGGTTTAATAACATGATTGGAAATCCAGTGAACATGTATCGTGGAGAGTACAAAGAACTAAAGAAGGCTGCTGATTTATTTTTTGAAAAAGTTGGAAATGATTATGATTTTGATAAGTATGTAGAATATTTTAAATTTATTGATTACTCTATATCAAGATATTTAATAAAATTGATTCCCGCATCGATGTTGAATTTCAGAGACGGTGTATCGACTATGATAGAGAATTTTGCTTTAGGTGATAGAACTAAATTTAGAAGTAAGTTTCCAACTATTAAAAATTTACCAGCAGAGTTTGAAGGCTCTATGCAAAAACCTCTTTTTTCTTTTATGCAAAATACTCCTCCTTTAAATCCAAATCAATTAATTAATCAGGATCAAAACTGTCTTTGGTGGAAAAACCGCGCAGAGCGTGACAAAGTGCTCTCTACTGGAGACTCTCTTGTGGATTCTGATAGAGAAAAAATAAGACAGGTTGCAAACAATTTGACCAACACACCGCTTCCAACTTTTAGAAGCGGCGCCACAAATTATCAAGCATCAGCATCGGTTTTTCTCAATAGAAGCCAAAGAACGTATAGCGTTGCAGGTGAAGAAATACAACAATATCATGCAGGTGGCAATTCATATAAAAATAAGAAAGTAGGATTTTGGGATTCTATTAGAAAAAGACCTACACCCTCAACACCAGGCGAAGGCGGTCTAATATCTATTGAGCCTACAGACTCAAAACTTGAACAATTTAAAGATTGCAGCGACGACCTAACGTTAAATCAAGGTAAGAGGAAATACAATTTTTCTGTTGGTATTGCAACGGATAGTGCTGAAAACTTTAGTGATGTATTTAAGGGCGATCTTATCTTTCCATTTAGCCTATATAGTTCTTCGATAAGCACAAATCCAGCTATGGCAGATCTTTCCGATTTTCAGCCGAACTTGGCGATTACAAACCTACATCACGACAGTTATGGCATTGATGCTGACATTCCAATGCAAGGTCCGTTTACAGAAAAGTATGTTGGCGGTCGACCGTATCGCCATGTAATGTCAAACTTTTCTCCTGCACAAGCACCTCTGGTAGAAGGTCAAAGGCTAGAAGGATGGAGAATAACAGGATCGACAACAGCCATAGATCTGCTAAATGTTTCTGTACACAATCCGAAGTCGGTATATCTTCGTGAAGAATACGCAAAAAGACCCGTAAATATTAAAAATATTCAGCAAACAACGGGCGCAAGTGATACAAAAGGTATTCATGCCAAGAACGCTACAATAATAGGAAATTATACCAATACTTATGAAATTTTAATGACTAATGGTCGAACAGAAAACAATAGATATATGGCTGAGTCTGACGGGGCACTCCCCACTACAACAACGGATTCTGCTTTTGTTTCTGGCGTTGTAGATTTTACACTGCCGCGAAGAGACTTAACAGGGTCAAATACAGCGATTATTGTTAACAGGTTTTCTGCCCCTGGAAGTCCCTCAACGATGGGCGAGGGAATGTTAGACGTTGCAGCCGGCGAATATAGTGTCTACAATGTATTGCCATTTAGGAACTTAGATGTTAGATTGCCACTAAACAATCAGTTGTATTCTAATCATGCTAATCAATTTGGATATTTTAGCGACCAGTTTAGAGAAAACGCTTTTGATGAAGCAGGAATAACTTATCCCGGCGGCTCTTCTTCTGTTAGTCCAGAGGGTTATAGTGGGACAGGATCATTTCACAAAGTTAACAGAAATGGTCGTGTATCATTAAGATTTAGTGGTTCGTCCGGGTATTCCGATAATTCATTTATAAATATTATTAAGTATGACAACTGGCATCACCAACATACAATCCCACAAACAGACGTGCAATATGCATGGATCACGTCTAGCTTATCTGGAAACTATACAGGCTCTGCTCTTTATGGTTTTGAGAATAAAGGTTTAGATCGAGGAGATCTTGCTTCCTCTGACTTGGTTTTTGTAACAGAAGCTGATTCTTTCTTGAAAAGCGATCAAAGATTACTCTCTCTTCAGACACTATTAGCTTATCCGGCTTTAGATCTACCTGGCGTTCAAATTGATAGCCCGATGGTTTTTAATGCTAATTTTGTTGGAATCAATGGATTGCTTGCTAGTCCCATCTCTTCTTCTGATAACTTTTTAGGATACTCAAACTCTGTTTCAGAAAAGCTATATTTAAGTGAGAGGTTGGATAGATCTGCCACTGACGTGTCATTAAATTTTGGAAGAACTACCACGGGTTATATTCAAACTGGCTATCTTTTAAATACTATTCTTTTACACCGCCAGGGTCCATATGGAGGAGCAAACTGGAGACTTTATAGAAAAGACAATCATCCAATTGTGAGACATCAAAGAAATAATAATCAAATTGGTTATGTAAGTGGAAGAACTTCGGTAAATGATTTAACCTTTAAATTTATAAAAGATTCTACAATAAAGAACTTTACAGAACCACCAATAACATCAAAATACAAACCTTTACGTTTTTCTTTTAAGCAAGAGGGAGAAGAGGCAGAAACAACTGCTCTTTTAAGCTTAGGAAATATAAGAGCACACTTTACAGATCATACTGCTGAGTCTAAATTAAGTAACGAGTTTTCTGCCATACATTTGGATTTTGCATTACCGGTTGCAGCTGATAGGCAAAAAATAAACAAATTAACTTACAATTCTTATGCGGCATTTAAAAATTATTTAGATTCTAAGAATCTAAAAAAAGCCACAGAAGTGGCATATGCTGAAACAATCTATCCGAAAGCTTTATACACTTACCTTTCGGGAACAAGAAAAAGAATTAACTTTACAAATGATTTCTGGCGAGAAGTTAGATCAGATAGAACTAAAAACGACTTAAAGAATTCTACTAATAATACTATATTAACTTCTAGTATTTGGAAACTTGATGCACACGCTCAATTCGAAACCAACCAGCAGGCGCCACTCGGCGGTGGGTTTATTCCGTATAGTGCTAGTATGACTCAAAAAGATGCAGTTGGAGAATTACAAAATTGTTATTCATTGTTTCACTATCAAACACCGGCAAACATCATACCAGCAGTTAATTACAACAGAAGAGTTAAGTTGTTGCATAGAGACAGTAACGACGTCGCTGGAAGGGTTGTTGTCGAGAATTCTCGACGTATGGACGGATTAAATAGCAATGAGAGAAATTTAAAAGGAGTGATAAATTTTGCTGGGCTTGGCACCTCAACCAGTCCTGCTCTATTCAGTGCATCAGTTGGAGATACTCTATGGGAAGCTTCATCAAGTGCAAATTATAAACCTTTTTATGATTCCTACGATCAATATGCTGAAGAAGGATTTAGAAGTTTAAAAGATGGTACAATTTTACCAGAATTTAGAATTAGCGATAAAATGTCTGATTACATTGATGCTAATAGAAACTTAAACTATAACAATTACAGTCCAGATGGGTTCTTTACAGCTTATTTAAATCAAACGGGCACAAATAATTTAGAAATAGAAAGTGGTTTATTATCTTTAACTGGTGCATCTAATCACAACACGACAGAAGAATTCTTAAATCGTTACGCATTTAGTGATTTTTATGACTATTTTAAGCTAGTAGAAGAGGATTACGAAGATAAATCAATCGGCAATGATCCAACAGCGTTAATGGCTACCAGTCAAAGAGCAATTGCCACCACCACTCACAAACTTTCTTGCGAGGCGATATTAAAGTTTTTACCTTATGATGGCTTTTACCCTTCGGAAAGAACAGTACAACTTGGCACTATATTTTCTCAGTCAGTAGAACCTTTAGTTAATTTACAAGGTGCAAATGCTAACTTAAGAACCATAATGCAACCTTTTTTCGCACCAGGTATTTTGTTTAACTCAATAAAATCTGGAATTGCTGTAGATTATCCAATATTTGACACAACTTCTAATTTAAACTCAGTAGAAACAGTGTGCTGGGGCACCACTATAAGTGGTAATTTTGATAAAAGAATAAATTTTGGTCAACTAATAGAGCCTAAAACAAACACTATTCTGGATGCAGAAGTTGATCTAGATTTTGCCATAAACTCTACTGCCTCTTATAGAGGGACCTCAACACCAGAACACAGTTTCGCTATGAGTAACTTTTTGGCAGAAACTATGAATTTGTTTATTGGTAGAAAATCCTCTGAGCAATCTATGATTATGCAATCTGGTGAAACTGTTCTGGATCACACGACTGTGATTCCAAGCACAGGGACATATTCTTTTGATTTACATTTAATCAACTCAACCAATATCACAGACTATAGTAGTTTTTCTAGTGCAACAAGCTCTATGGTCAGTGCTCCGGTTAGTAGCAGTTTAGATACTTCTGCAACACTTTCCAGTAGTTTGCAAGTTAACACCTCATCAATCACGATGTACAATAGATCAATAACTGGATTTAATATTGACCCATTTCTTTATGGCTCTTCTTTTGGACCACCGGTAGAGACTGGGCAGTATGGAAATCTTAAAGATAGAGGAGTAACCCATCCTACAGCTGGAACAAGGTTCATACTTACAAGCTCTTTCTCAGCACCACAGGGCAATGTGAACTCTGTTGGAATTACCGGCAGCGCATTTGATCCATTTACTGCCCCATACTATAATGGATTTTCAACTGTTAGAGTTAGTTTACAAATAGATCCTGCTGATTATGATGGTGGCGTTATAACAAGAGAAGAAATATTTGCTTCTGCTAGTTACACTTATGACAGACTGAGAACTTCTTTTTACCCATTGAGAACTGCGACTGGAAACGCTTCAGTTGCGACATCTCTTTTAGCCGGTGAAATTTTAGCTAAAGAAACCACCAACTATAAACACAGTATGCAGCTTTCTGCTTCTATGTTTTTGGGAGATGAAAATCCAGATCAAGTTATTTATGAAAGAGAAGCTAAAATTAATCCCGATCTTAAAGAATCTAACATTGAAACAAGACAAATAATTGCGTTTAAGCCTCGTTGGGAGTGTCCTGTTTTAGATTTTTCAGCCTCTGTTCCTACTGAGAGTTATGTTTCTGGTAACGTTGCCAAAGGCATGTGGCATCAATATGGTGAGATTCCATCTTCACAAAACGGCATAATAATGAAATTAGAGCCGGGTACGAATGCTGGTAATTTAGACATGCTACAATTACTTAATATTAACCCTGATCAAGTTAGCAAAATAGGAAAAGTAAGCGCGGGAGCAAGCGATTCTCCTGCACAGTTAGCAGCAACCTTTTCTAAGACGACAAAAAAACAACTATCAGAAGCGATTATTGCAATTCCATTTAGATACAAAAAGTCGACTAGCCAAACAGAACTTTATTCAATTAATAAAAATCAAGTGGATTTGATTAAAGATAACCTATACAGAGATCGTACTAGTCGATTTGATGCATTAAATTATCAGAATATTAGATCGTTTGAAGAGATTAGACAAAATTTAAATTTAGATGGCAATGATGCAAATCCTCTATTAAGTGAAAGCAAACAGCTTTTTAATCTTATGTTAATGATGAGAAAGTACGTAATCCCTCCGCACCTAGACTTTTTACATAACGACAACATCGACCCATTCGTAATGTTTATGATTGAGTACTCTATAGATCTAAAGCAAAAAGATTTGCAAAATATGTGGCAAAACGTAGAACCTACTTTTTCCAGAGAAGCGCTAAAAGTAACTAGTGAGTCTAATTTACACTCACTTCCGACAACAAACGGCATGATTGACAATAATTCTCTTTACTTTAGAAAATCGATTTTTGATCCTGAAATTACTCGCTGGGCGGTATTTAAAGTTAAAAAGCGCGCCGCGTCAAATTACAATTCGGTTGTTGGTAAAATTATTCACAATAATCATGAATACATCAGAAAAGATCTTAAAGGTAAAACAGATGATTTCTTGTATTCTTATAACTGGCCGCACGATTTCTTCTCGTTGATTGAATTAGCAAAAATTAATTCAATAACCACATTTAATCCTATTTATAGTAAAGAAAAGGACGAATAAAACTTTATGGAGTTTTTTAATAAAAAGCAAGACGTCATTGATTTACAATTAACAAGCTACGGAAGACAACTTTTAGCAAAAGGCTTATTTAAGCCTACGTATTATACGTTTTCTGACGATGGTGTCGTATACGATAGTCGTTGGATTAGTGGCTCAAATGCAGATGCCACACCATCAGGTATCGAAACACGAATACAGGAACAGACACCTCGGTTAAAAGTGCAAGCTAGAAAAACAGGAGCAGATAATGTTTTCTTTTCTAAAGATTATTCAGAGTATGCAACGTTTGCTGGTTCCGCAGCTACGGTAGCTGGTTTATTAGAAATCCAATCTGTAGGAGAATTCGAAGATAAAATCATTGCACACTCTTTAAAGTTTTCACAACTAGAGGCAGATAAACTATTAGATAATTTAATTGGAACAAAACCGTTTACGAACAATTTAAATCCTGCTTTTAATGTTTTATTTTATCATGGTGAAATAACAGACTCCGCTGCTTATTATCAAAAAAATAATATTATTAAAAACATTCCACAAATAAACTGTGTTCTAAGTGATGTGGCTTATCGCATGAACAAGATATATGACCCCTATGAGATATTGTCTAAGCCCGAAGAAGTGATTTCGCAATTAGAAAAAATACCAAATGTTGATTTTTTTGGCGATACTCAAACTGCAAACGAAGATGGATTGTTCTTTGAAAAAATAAATGTAGTCCAAAACACAACAAATGAAATGCAAGAAGATGTTAAGGAAGTCGTTGGATCTCTTTTTGTAGAAAAAGATTTTCTTTTTATATCCCTAGAAGAAGCAAATGTGGACCTAGAAAGGGAAAATTTCATGATTGAGGTATATGAAGTAACGACTACTAAAACTGATGATGATACTGGAGAGGAAACTTTAACAAAAATGTTTTTTGCTAATGAATCTGGATTGAATATTTCAGATGTGGCACCAGTATTTTTACAAGACGCAGTAGAAAATGTTTTTAATTTTGAAATTGATGAAGAAATTAACTCTCAAATAGGGTGCTATTTAATTGGCAATGATAAAAAACTAAAAAATCAAAGCATTTACTTATCTAATGTTTTTGATTGTGAAACTGAATCTGAACAAGAAACAGTCTTTGTTGATCCATATTCCAATCTACCAGAGGTGGATACCGGAGATGTTTGCTGATGATTAAAGGAATAGATGGGAAACTTAAACCTTTTTTAAGTAAAATAATATTAAATGACCCAAAGGAAATGGACTTAAACAAGAAGAGCCAATATAGCTACTATTACGGTAGTGAAACTGAAGATACTAGTATACGTATGTTGGCAACAATGCAGTTCTGCATTAAATCTATGCTAAAGACCGGTTTAAATCCTAATAGATTGTCAAAAATTTCTAACACTTTAGAAAGCTCGACATTAAATATAATCATTATTAACGACAAACAAGAGTTTTCTAATTTTTTTGCATTGACAATAGAAGAAAAATTAAACTTTTTAAAGAAAAATTCTACTAAAGTGTTAAAAAGAAAATTACTGTACTCAAGAAAAAATATCAATAAGTACATTTTTCGAGCACATCAAGATAAAAAAGCATCAAGTACCAAGATTTTAAACGTACCTCTAGATGTGACTACAAAAATCAATTTTAATGAAAATACAGATTCTTCAGGTGGAAATCCAAATTTTCTTGGATGTATATATTTTTTATCCATGGGCACTGCTATATCAGGGGACACCATAGGAACCGAGGTTATATTTAATAATAATCAAATTTATACAAAAACAGGATATTTTATTATTGGAGATAGCTACGGATATAACAAAAAAGAGTTTAGTTTAACTAAAACCAATACGATACCTTCCGCAGAGTCAAGACTCTTAACAGTCTTTCCAGGTCTTAGTAATATAGCGATTGATACGAGTGAACAAAATATAAACCAAAAAGCAAATGAAATATTTGGCTCTCCTGGTGATATCTGGACCGGTCCAATACACTTTCATCGAATAAGTGACCCAGCAAATCCTAATTTTGGAAAGTCTAGAGCTATGGCGGGAGCAAAACATAGCAGTCAGACGCCTCATCCTTACTTGACTTATATTGCTAAGCCCAATACAAAAATTGTAGATTTTAGAAGTTCAAGTATGTTTGAAGATCTCTTTTCTTATAAATCATTAAATTATGAAGCAATTCTAGCCACATCTAATGATGTAACTTACACCGGACAAAAAACTAATATACCTGTCGATAATTTTATTACAAACAAGCCAGTTTTTTCTGAAGGTAAATTTTCTGTTCGTCCTGTTGTTAAGTCTTACGTAAATGGCATACAAAATACAAAAGATAATATTTCTTTCTTTTTTGCACTCGATAAAAAAAGCTTGTTAACGCAGACAACGAAATTATCTAATTTATTACAAAAGCTCACTGCGGTCGAAGAAAATATATTTAATCGATTAGTGACAAATTTAAATATTAACTATTTTGAAATCATTAGAGTCGATAAAGCAACGGGTGAATCAAAAAGCTTGTTAGTGGGTGATAACGATATCTTTTTTAGTGATGCTAATTCATTGAATCAACTTGGAAAAAATATATCTAAGGGTTTTTCTTTAACTAATAGAACAAACGAGTTATTCATAGAAAATTTCAACAGTGGTGATCATATAAGTTTTTATGAATTTGTTGATGGAGAGTTAGACGCTAAGAATGATAATGGTAAATTTTGCTATGAAGTAAAGTTAAAATTTAGAGATCCAATGCTAGAGTATCTTTCTGATAAATTAATACAAATAAATAACATAATACAAAATGTAGATGAACTAACAGAAAAGTCAAGCTTTTTAATGAGAGATAGTGGAACTGGTAGGCTTGTTAAGGTTTTTGATGAATTCCAACAGTCCTTAAATAATACTTTTGTTTCTGAGTCTCTAGACTCTTCAACTAACGCAACCCTACCTTTAAGTTTTACTTTTGACAGAACACAAGAAATTCCAACAACAGTTGCAGGAGCTTTCACAGAAACCTTTGGATTAGATGATTTAAATTTATTTTTTGTTGCGATTAATTCTTTGTTTTGTGAATCTTTTAATAGCTCTGCTACTCAAAAATCAATTTTAGATCTACAGCCAAAAAATGATTTTACATTTTTTGTAAAATCTGCTTTAAGATTATCTAGTACAAATCCTACATTGTTGGAAAAAGTCAATTCTTTAATGAAGATATCTTATAATAAAGTGTCTAAATTATTGGATGTTTACTCTTCTGTAAACAGTATGACTAAAAAAAGTAGTGGTTTTACCACAAAAGATTCTTTAAAATCAACAGATATAAATCTTCACGAGTCACACATAACAGAATTTAATTATAAATTTGACAATATTATAGACCTTACAAAGTCTAAAAATTATTTTAATTGGATAGAAGAGGCAAAAAATTTCAGCACCAATGGAGGTATTAAAGAAATTAGCTCTGCGGCTTATAAGTCTATAGTACAAAATCCGAATATAATTAATTTTCTGACAACAGAGGGCAGAGCACAATTTGCACAAGAGGGCGACTTTGATTATTCATTTCTACCTTACGCTTCTCCTTCGTCATTAAATTTACAAAAAGCAGTTAACATAGACCTGTACGTAAACTATCTACAGACAATACAGAAGCAGCTTTTTAGTAATATAAACAATTCACAGGATTCAGTATTAGTGCCTGAAATATTGTCAAACTTTGGAGTAAGATTTATATCTCCAAAGGAAAGTAAAAAAATCTATTTAATGGAGTCGACAACATATAGCAGTGAAGAAATTCCTCTTAATAATGCTTTAGAGGATAATTTCGGTTCGGAGTTTGCAGATAAACTTATCACAACGCAAGAAAGTTTTTCTGATTGTGGCACGGATGAGGGTGTCGCCACGAGAGATATATCTTTTGGTTCTGTTGGTAAAACTAGTTTTTCATGGCAAGGTGGGACATATAAAAACTATCCCATTAATTTTTCTTTAGCTTTCATAAATTTACTTCTTACTGATTCTTATAAGAAAAGAAACATTAACTTTTTAAATAAAGAAAAGCAAGGAGTTCCGGAAGACGTTGGATTGCCTTTCTCGATAAATTTATTTTCTTTAGATCAAATGTCAAATTTACAAAGTGCTAAATCTTTCCTTACAAACATCATGGAAAATATTTATGACACAAATGGTAATTTAAAATTTTATAATTATCACTATTATGCTTACTTGCTTAGTATATTTTCTAGAGTTTATTATTTAAGAGGATTTGAAGTCAAATCAAATGAGTCATTTGGCATTTCATATTCTTTAAGCTCTAAATTTTTACCCACAACAACTGTAAGTGATAAATTTATTAAAAAAATGGATTGGGTACCCCTTTCTTTAAGTGTATTGCAAAGTATACCACAAGGCAAAAAGTTATTTTGCAAAGTTGAGTTTTTTGAAGACGATACTGAAACCTGCTTATTTGATAAAAAAATTATAAATTTATACAAAAACTACTTTAATTACAATCACTTGTTTTATATAAACACAAAATCAACCCCAGCAAATGTTGATCTAGCTACTTCTCTTAATTCTGATATAACTAGCCAACCAAGAGAAATCCAAAGAGAAACTATAACTTCTATGGCAAGACAGAAACTTGATAAACAAATTAAAACACTTAATGCAACTATAGATGATAAAGCTAAAGAGTCTGCAATGAAAAGTACTGCAGTAGAAGATGCCGCATATAAAGAAAATTTAAAAGTGCAGCAAAATACTGTTAAAGTAATCCAGAAAAGAGAATAAAAACATGAAAAACTAATTATCTTAAAAGGTGAACCATGAACGAAGCTTATTTTCAAAATGCATACAGTCTATTTGTAGATTCAATTCAAATAGATAAAAAAATATTTTTCTTTTCTTTACCAGAAAGCGAAACAGAGGAAGCACAGATGGAAGAAACACAAGAGGCTACATCAGTCTCTGATAGAACGCCGCCGGCAACTCCAATTACCACACCTATAACACCAGTAGTTAGTTATGGCATGTCTAGCGCAGGAGGCACTTCTGGTGGGACTACAGGCGGCGGCGGTTACTAAATATGGCTGAAGAGATTAACCCAGAAACTGGCGAGCCTTACACCCCTATAGAGAAAAACCCAGATCTGGATAAATATACTATATTTGATAACTTTGATAAGTTAGACTTATCACCGGCATCTTTGTTTATAGACCCAAGCACGTTTGATTTATTAGACTCTCCGTCAAGTGCAATAAATAACATAAATTATGGTTCTTTTAATGAAACAATTTATAAAGAAGATAACTTTAAAAATCATCCTAGACCGATTAGTTTTAGTTCTAACATGGAACTTCTCGGAGGTTATCTGCCTGATATGTTTAATTTTATTAACAATATTAGATTTTTTATAGATTTAAATGGCAACGCTCGGCATACTTCTAATTTATCACTTTATAATCCAAATTCTGTTGACAATTATCCATTTATAGAGTACAGTCTCGTTGTAAATAACATCTTCAAACAACAGTTCTTTTTCGATATATATTTAGGTAATCTATCAAGACATCTTAGTCTTGGTATGCTGCTTTACAAAAATAAATTCTTTACTCCTGGTACAGAAGAAAATTACACAAATGTTTTAAACAATTATTTAGCTGATGGCGACGATGAAATATTAGCGCCACTACAGCAAATGAATAATCTTTGGAACGATAGCGCTGTGGGAGAGGCTGTATTTTTAAATGGTAACAATAGAATAATTTTTGATTATGTCAAAGACACACAAAGTTTAAATACGTTTGACTTATTCACACCAGGCACAAATTTACCAATAACCCAGTTAGACTATTTAGATGACTATGCCGAACCAGGTGGTCATATACCTGCGATCGGTTTACTATTACAGAGGCTTCTATATCCCATTGGGATATTCAGCACGTTGCCCGACGCTATGAAACCAAAACATATCTACGTTGTTACTGATTTAAAAAAATCATCTCCATATAGTGATAGTCTTGTTACAATAATATCAAAATATAATTATTATAAAGAAGGTGTAGAGACGCCACCTGACAATGTTCAGTTAGAATGGCAGCTTCCAAATATTTATGCTTACTATAAGTTTTCCACTACAAGCAATAATGTAGATATAAATAATTATTTTACAAAAATAGTTAAATTAGATTCAGACCCGCCGCTTTTGGATAACTTTACTTTTGATGAATATTATAATATATCAAATAATTCCCTTCCTTCGACAGAAAATATAGAAAGGCATAAAAGAATTATTTTTGGGAGCAACGTTCGCACATTGTTAGGAGATGTGATTAGCTTGGATGAAATAACCAAAACATCACAACTCATTCCATATTATATTAAAATAACACTCCCCCCAGAGTATAGTGGTGAGGAGGGAATTATATCAGAAATTGTTAAGCTCTACGGTGCAAGAGGTTTAAACATTTTTATGTCTATAATTGGAAATTATTTTTCAAGTGGTGGTTTTTTTGACTCTGCGATAGATTTTTCTGATATTCCTAATTTCAAAAGTTTGCATACATTTTCGTTAGTTAATCGCACTGGACTAAGTGATGCCGGATCCGGTGTAAAAACAAAAGCGTCGATGTCAACATTGCAAATTTTAGATTTGTCTACAATAACAGACCAAGATTTTGGTCATTATGCTTTGGATTTTGAAAGCACAAATATTAAATTAGCTGATGATAGTCCAAGCATTCCACAAATCGTAATAGACAACCAAGAGACGTTCCTTGGTGATATAAACGGTATAAAAAGCTTTTTAATTAGTGCTGCTAATTTACATTTACAGACGACAGAAACAGGTGGCTACAATAGAGGTGAAAAATGCTATTCTGAAGTTGTAGCCTTGGAAGTTGCAAAGTATAAAATAATAAATGGAGAAAAAATCCACTTACAAAGTTTTTTTGTCCCTTGTCTTGATGATAATCAAAAAGAGATAATTGACACTCAAGTATTTTATGATCAGGAATATATATATGAGGTTTTCTCTATTTCATTAGTTTTCGGTTATGATTATGAATCTTCGCTTGCAGCTACCGCCGACGAGCGGCAAAGCCGCGATCTAATTACTACATTAAGACGTTTCCCTGATGATGAAGGTGCATCTCAAGCTGAAGAAGACAAAAATATAGATGGTTTTAAATTTGAATTAGCCGAAGCGGACAAGAAGGGTCGCAGCTCAAAACCAGTGCTGATAAGAGCACCTTATTACAATAACTTATCGATCTTAAACAGTGCTGAAATTCCAGACGAGCAAGAAAAAATAACAGTCTTAGATAATCCTCCATTGCCACCTGATATATCATTTCAGCCGTATAAAGATGTCAACAACAAAGTTTTAATTACACTTAATATAAATTATGGAGAAGAAAAACTAAAAGCAATTCGTGTTTTCCCAGAAGATGAAGAAAAAATAATTAAGATACAACAAAATCAGAAACATTTAAATTTAAAGCCAAATGAGGTTTTATACAAAACGGATGATTTTAAGGGCACATATAAAATATATAGAACTACTAAAGAACCAATTAGTTGGGAGTCTTTTTCTGGGGCGGATCTAAAAGAGATACAAAACGAACAGACTGCAGGCTACAATGATGATATTTTACCAAACGTAGATTACTATTATTTTGCAAGATTCGAGGATATGCATAATAACTTATCTAATCCAACTAGTGTGTTTTATGTAAGAATAGTTCAAGACGGCGACTTTCCACCGTTTATGATTGTAAAAGTTCATAAATTTTCAGACGCTAGACCTCCATTTGCTTATGACAAGACTATGAAAAAGTTTTTAAAAATACGATTGGCTGATGGAGTCCGTCAATACTATAATTTAAACAATTTAGAAACTGTAGATATGTTTTATGAAAAGCCGCTTTCCGGCGGCGGCGACACTATGGATAATAAAAATGGCATATTGATTTCCGGATTAAAGAAGTACAAAGTAAGAATTACTTCAAAGAAAACAGGTAAAAAGATAGATATAAATATAGGATTTAATAAAAAGATAAGCGATCAATATCTAAATACAAACTTGCTTGTTGAGGGTGAAGATTAGAAGACATTAACCTTATCAAAAGAAGAGGGACTTAAACAAACTAACAAGATAAAGCAGCAAATTAAAAAAGATATTGTATAATAGCGAAAATCAAATTAATAAAGGTGTATCACCACCATTAGCGTAAAGATTTTTTATTAGAAAACAAACATTTACTTAAATAAAACTATTTATAACATAAAAAGGAGTTATATATGGCTTTTCTAGACAATTCTGGTGATATTATTTTAGACGCCGTTCTCACTGACGCAGGAAGAAAAAGATTAGCGCGAGGTGATGGAACATTTAAAGTAACTAAATTTGCGTTTGGTGATGATGAGATAAACTATGGTTCTTACAATCCAACTGCTGAAGGTGGTTCTTCTGTATTTGATTTAGAAATTTTACAAACTCCTATTTTAGAGGCGTTTACAAACAATCGCTCAAGCTTAAAAACTAAACTAATTTCTTTAACTAACAATAATTTACTCTTTTTACCAGAGTTAGTTATCAATGAGGTTGAAGAATCGCTAACTAAAAGAACTCCAAATTCAAATCTTGCAAAAGAATCATTCGTGATTCCAGTTAACCAAGAAACACAAGCTCAAATAATTTCTGATGATACAACACTTAGAGGTACCTTGGTGCATGGCTTTGGCACACCAGCGACAACCAACGGAAACCATATTCGTGTAGATCAAGGTTTAAATACGATAAAGTTAGATGCATTGACACCTTTGTCAGCAGAATTAACCGAACAACAGTATATGATAACAATTGATAATCGGTTCGGAGTACTAACTGATGTGTACGCTGGTACGCAAGGATCACCTTCTTTTATCGATGACGATCAAATTGCAACATATTATGTTACTAAAAACATTGGGCAGTATATTGTTAATTGTGCTGTTGGGCAGATATCAGAGCCAGGAGATAGTTCTTCAGGCACTTACGTAGGAGCGGGAACTAGAGAGGCAGAGATTATACCTGGTCCTCGTGGTACAAAGTTAAGATTTGGTGTTCTAGCGAGTAATAATTTAAAGGCTAGTGACTATTTGTTCACAACCTTGGGTAAAACAGTAACAATGACCTCCAACTATAGAGTGCTCGACAGTAAAATTAAAGTAGTTGGAGTAACTACAGGGTATCACATTGATATACCTGTTACATTTGTAAAGAAACAATAAATTTTAAAATTTAGGGGAAACTAATGGCTAATTCATTTAAAACACTTTTACCAGAAGATGTGGCAACTACAAGAACACTTCTTCATGAGGCTATTCCGGTTACAGGAACTATTGTATCAGGAACCTACAGCGATGAGAATATTAAGTATTTTGCTCATGGCATGTACGAAGCTGTTTTTGATTATCCTTTTTTAAGTTCTTCTGCGAATCATATTTTTGATTTAACGGCTGGGTATGCGTCTGGTTCTGTTTTTCAAAGTTCTTCTAATGTCCAAGACCAAAAGAAAATAAACATTTACAATCAAATGGCACAAGTGTTAGCCGGTTACGATATCGACGGAGCCGTCAAACAGTTTGCCCCATCAGGATCTTCTGATTCCAGTGGCAATAAAATGGATTCTTGCTTGTTTATGAACTTTGCAAGATTACTAAATAAAGATGAAATCAAAAAAGATTCGTTCAGATTTTCATTTTACTCAAATTGTCCTGCCGGTGCTGCAGGATTAAACCCGAACACTCGTACTGAAAAAGTAAGCATTGGAGATTTTGGCGCAAACACGTCATTTAAAACAGATTCACCAGCTGGTGAGTATGGCTTATTGTTCGTTAAAAACCCAGCTACGGCTACGGTTCAGGTCACTGGTCATGTCAGTTTAGATGGAACAGTGACAATTGTGTCATCAGATGGTACTTCTAAAGCTTACAAGGCTGCTGCAGCCCAGAACCTTAGCGCCAACCCCCCAGAGTTCGCTCGTTCTACTGGGGCAGTTGGAGATGTGGCTGCTTCTCTAAAAGCCTGCATTGAGTCTGCTAACGGACATGCTGGTAAAATTCGAGTTACTGTGTCAACTACCGCTGCGACTAATGACACTCTAAAGCTAGAGCAATCTGTTGTCGGCACCGCAGGAAACAACACTATAGCCACCTCTGGCGCACCTCAATTAACAGTCAGTGGTTTTACTGGCGGTACAGACGGTACTGGCGCCGGTGCAGAGATAGCCGGTCACATTTATTATCAAGCAGGCATTGCAGTGTTAACTTCATCAATTGTTACCGCCAATGCAAACACTATGACAACTGCTTCTGCTCCATCCACT